TTGTTAAAAAGTTGAATACTCTGTATGCCTCTAAGGATTTACGAGTTAAGTTATCTGAAGAGGGGTATAAGTTTATTAACCAAGAGCAGTTTACTTGGGATTTTGCTGTTGACAAGTTTGATAGGATTATCAAAGACATATTCCACATTTTATAGGAGGGTATTTATGGAAGTTATTGAGGGTAGGCCCCTATTAGGGAGGCTCCCCCGCGAAGAGAATAAGTCCGCCATCGCCATAATCCCGATGGGTGCCGCACCGGCCCGGCCGGTTGAAGTCCACAACATTGAGTTAGACGCCGCCGACACGAACATGTATGGCAACGGCGGGACGGAAGTCCTCGGCACCGCGTGGGGCGATTGTGTTTTCGAGATGATCGAAGAAGACCGCGTTATCAGCGCGAAGGCTCTCGGCGTCCCAGTCACTCACACTACCCCGGCGCAGGTCGTCCGGAATTACTGCGACTACAATGGCATCCCCTACGCCGCGTCCAGCGCCCCTGGCCCCGGCTCGAATATTCTCGGAGCGCTCAAATGGGCACAGAACCATCCGGAGCGGTTCGGTGGCTCAAAGCTTCTGTTCTACGGCGACTATCCGATCACCGACGAAGGCATGAAACAAGCGGTCGCGGAGTTCGGCTCGGTTTGCGTCGGAGTCGTGGTCTACGCCGCAATGGAGTACCCGAACAAGGTCTGGTATACGGGTGCGCGCGGCGCAAACGTTGGCGGTCATGGTATCGCCGGAGGCAGTTACACCGCTACCGACAACTCAATCAAGACCTGGGGATATCAAGTCTCAATCAACGCCAAAGGCTTCGGCACTATAGATGAGTTAGTTGTCTGTGTTTGGGATTTCCAGTGGCCGGCTCTGCCCTATGAGCGCCAAATTGCCTGCATTGACAGCTACCAGTATGTCACTGGCAAAACATGGACTGGCCCTCAACCTATTAAACCTATAATTCAGGAGGTAACCGTGCCCTCAGTTATTGTACTCTTTACTACTATGCCCCCCCGAATGTGTGATAGTCGCGCCTTGGTCAATGTTGGCACGGCTGCCCGTCCGCTCGCACCCGGTGAGTCCCGAGTCGTCCAGATAGCGGGACTTCTAGGTATCCCCGCCAATGCCACTGGGCTTGTTGGCAACTTGACCGTTACTAATGAGGCTGCTGCTGGTTGGGTGTCCGTTACGCCGGTCGTCCCGACGGGCTCATACTCCTCAATCAACTTCCCGCCCCACGACACCCGAGCCAATGGCTTCATCGCGGCCATCGTCAGCGGCTCCGTCGTGGTTCACAATGGCAGCTTGGCTTCGACCGACTTTCTGATCGACGCACCCGGCTACCTCATCCCTGCTTGACAGTACACCCCATGGTGTAGTATTGTGTGTTCCACAAACTGTGGTATAATTTAGAAGAAAGGAGGTAAAGAATGTTTATAGGTATTCAGAAGTTCCTAGACCTTGTTTGGAAGTTGCCCATTGTTGCTCAGCTTAAGGGAGCCCTTCAGGATGCTTCAGTTAGTGCTGTTAGAGGTATTATTGGGGCAGTTATGGCTGTTCTAGTAGCTAATGCGGCTGCTGGAACACTATTCCCTAAGGAGTGGGGGCAAGTAACAATTGTTATCCTAGTAGGGTTTGTTCTGGCTGTTGATAAGTGGCTGAGAGAGAAGGGGTTAGAACAAGCGGCTGCTAAGGCCACAAAGACTACTACCCCTACTAAGTAATTTGTAGAGTTTATTTGCTGTTCTCAATTAAAAACAGCATCAATACCTAACAGGAGAAAATAACGAATATGTCACCTTTTGCCGATGATGCACGAACTTATACCGAGACTCGCACACGAACTAGTGCTGCATATGTTAAGTTTACACCAGACTACAAGGTTGTTCTTAGAATTCTTAATCCTAATGCTAAGAGAGCTTGGAAGCATTGGATTCAGGAAGCTAATAGTGGTAAGGGCATGATGGCTACTTGCCCAAATATTACTGCCCAGACAAATGTTTGTCCTATTGAGAGAGCCGCAAAGGCTACTCCTAAGGATGATCCCGATTACGAAGCAAAGGTTTCTGCGGGGAGAGCCCGTAAGCGATTTATGGTGAATGTTCTTGATAGAACCCCCTACACTGTATGCCCCTCTTGTAATACAGAGACACCCGGTAAGATTTGCTCTGCCTGCCAGGCATCCCTAAAGGATAGTGATTTTGTTCCTTTGAACAAGATTAAGATTTTAGAGGGGGGTCCTAGGTTGTTTGCTGAAACTCTTAATGCTATTGATCAGCTTCAAAAGGAAGAGTTTGGGGCAAGTATTACAGATTATGACATTACCTTTGTAACACAAGGTGTGGGTAGAGAAAAGAAGATCAATGCTATTCCTCAGGAAGTTAAGTTTGATGCAGATAAGAACATCATCCCCCTTCCTAAGGATGCCTTGACAGATAAGGAGACTGGGGAGCCTCAGAAGCTCTTTGATCTTGATCTTTTAGCTGAGCCTTCCCCTAGTGAAGAGATTGAGCTTATGCTTAAGGGGGCAAATATGCAAGAGATCAACCTTTCTCGTGGCATTGCATAAATAGTAAGAGACTTGCGCTGGAGCTAAACCCTCCAGCGCATTATCTTAGTTTTAGGAGAGAACTTTGGAAGAGGAACCTAAGAGTTTAGCAGCTTGGCGGCATGAAATAAAGTTAATAGGTAGAAAACATTACATCAAAATGTATGAAGACCTTATGGGAGTAAGGGTTTCTAACTATGTGAATTTTAATCGGGCAATAAATAACTATGGCGGTTGGTATATGTTTGAGGCCATCGTAGATTCCTCTACTAGGCAACTTACAGGTGACCCCTTACCCTATGTTTTGAAGGTAGCTGGAAGTAAATGGAAAGAAGATCAGTTAATAGAGGATGCTAAGGACGAGGAGGAGGCTAAGATAAAAAAGGCTAAGGAAAAGACCCTACAGGAGAATAAGTTAGTTGCTAAGAACCAAGTATTAGCTAGAAAAGTAAAAAGGAAATTGACTATATGACCATTAACCCAGAAATAACAAAGATACCCTACAGCCAGGATATAGAAAAGGCAGTGTTGGTCGCGATACTTTCAGACCCCATGCTTTTACCTAGAATCTCTGAGATACTACAGCCTAGTGATTTCTATAAGAATGAGCACCAGGAAATATACCATGTTATATGCGACCTCCAAGGTGCTGCGGACTCCCTTACTGTTGCGGAGAAACTGTCGGATAGGTCTAAGGAGTACTTTGCTAACTTAGTAGCAGATAGTGATAGGCTAGTTCCTAGTATATCTAATGCTATAGTTTATGCTGAAACAGTTAAGGATAAAGCTAAGCTTAGAGCAGCAATAACTTTGGGGCAAAATATAGTTGAATTAGCTTACAAAGATAATGCTAATGCCACAGAAGTATTACAACAACTCGAAGATAACTTCGCAAACTTTATCAAGCAAAGAGTGCTTGATGACACAGGAGAGTCTTCCGTTGAAGCTTATCAAGAGTTTGTAAAGAACCTTGTTAATCGTGTGGATGAGAACGCAGAAGGAATTACTACAGGTCTTACAGAAGTGGACCTAATTCTCCATAGGTTAGAGGGATTGGTTATTGTTGCCGCCCGCACGAGTTTAGGGAAGGCACAACCCTTAGATGCAAAAGTACTGACCCCTAAGGGTTTTGTACCAATGGGCAGTTTAGTGGTTGGGGATGAGGTTATAGGCTCTGATGGGGTTGCTTGTAATGTTACTGGAGTTTTCCCACAAGGGCCTTTGGATGTGTATAAGGTAACTTTATCTGATGGTACTTCTACCGAGTGCTCTTTAGATCATTTGTGGTTTACGCAAACTATGAACGAGAGGCTTAGGGATTTTCCGGGGTCGGTTAAATCAACCAAGGAGTTACTAGGTAGTTTAAAAAATTCTGGAGGGTATCCCAACCATATTTTACCTATAACTGGGAGGGTAAATTACACCCCTTCTGAGGAACCCCTAAAGCTTGATCCTTACCTTTTGGGAGTTCTTCTGGGTGATGGTACCTTGGGAAATTCAATGGTGAATATATGCAACCCCGAAAAGGACATAAAGGCCAAAGTGTTAGAACTTCTTCCAGAAGGGGATACCTTAGTAAATCCCTACAGTTTGCATAGTAATGTAGTACGTAAGGTTTATAACCATACCCAAAGTGACACTAAACAATACCTAGAGGAACTAGGTCTTCTTTGTGGGAGTCTACATAAATTCATTCCTGAAAGGTACTTGTACTCTACACCTGAAAATAGGATGAGGTTATTACAAGGTCTTTTAGATACTGATGGGGGGATGGCTAATGGTAGTAGTATAGTAGATTACTGTACAGGTTCTAAGAAACTTGCTCAGGATGTTTGTACTTTAGTACGTTCTTTAGGGGGTGTGGTACGAGAGGGGCATAAGTATCTTAAGTATACTTATAGGGATAAAACCAGTATTTTAACTTACTATAGATTATACATAAGATTCTTCAATGGGGAAATTCCAGTTACATCTTTAAAGCATACCAGAAAATGGAGAGTTAGTAATAGGGTACATACAAGGAAGGTAGTTTCTATAGATTTTGTAGGTTCTAAAGAATGCCAGTGTATTAAGATTGATAATAGTAGTCATCTGTACATTACAGATGACTTTATACCAACGCATAATACTGCCTTTGCGGTTAATCTTGCTAGGCATGCTGTAAACACAGGGCCAGTTTTATTTTTCTCTTTAGAGCAGACTAAAGAGCAAATCTTTGAAAGATTACTTGCCCGAGAAGCCCAGGTACCTCTCGAAGATATTCGTTCGGGTACCTACCTGGCTAATCCTGGTATGGTAGCGGATATTGCTGGGGCAAATAAATCACTGGAAAAGGTAATGGAAACCTTCCATGTAGACGATAGACCTAATGTATCTACAAGTTACATTACATCCCTTGGAAGGCAAATGCTCTATGAATGGGGTAAGGTAGGTCTTATAGTTGTAGACTACCTGCACCTTATGAAACTCCCTACAGGTAATAAAGTGGATACTCTTGGGGATGCTTGTAAAGAATTGAGAGGCTTGGGTAAGGAATTAGGATGCCCAGTTATTGTACTCTCACAGCTAAGTAGAGGCCCCTCCAATGAGCGTGGGGAGCGTACTAATAAGCGCCCGGGTATGGCAGACCTAAGAGCTTCTGGTGAAATTGAACAGTCAGCAGATATCATAATGTTTCTTCATAGGGAATCTTATGGTGAGGCATTTGGGGGCGTGGAAGAAGATATAGCGGAAGTAATAGTAGCTAAGAATAGAAATGGAAGGTTAGGACTAGTGGAAGTTAAATGGGTTCCTAGGTATATGCTTTTTAGTGATTTATAGGGGGAAATTTTGATAAATACTGGTGTATGCAGAGAGTGTAGTATAGTTTTTGAATATGAACGTCTAAGTAATAGGGCTAAAACATACTGCTCAGAAACGTGCAGAATTAAAGCTAGTAATCGCCGTGAGTTTGAAGATAGGGCATATTTAAGTCCAACTAAAATATGGCTTAGAGATTACAAAGGATCAAATCCTTGTACAGATTGTAAGCAGATATTCCCTTGGTATGTAATGGAGTTCGACCATATAGCAGATAATAAGTACAAAAAGATTGCACAGATATCTAACCAAAGTTTAGAAAAGGTTTTAGATGAGATGGCTAAGTGTGAATTAGTTTGTGTTAATTGCCATAGAATTAGAACGTACAAAAGAAACCATGGTTTAGAATGGCGGGTAAACATATAATGGGACTTATGGTTAAAAGTAAACGTGCTTGGATATGTACTACTTGTCAAAGATCACATACTCATTGGGAAGGGTTCTGCCGTGGCTGTAAACAGCAAGGAACACTACAGGAAGTAATAATTACCCCTACTAGTGTTAAGCCTGTAGGCACAGTAGATCAAAAGGCTTTGATGCGCCGATCAAAGAACTCAGAAAGGGCTATAGCTAAAAGGATGCTTGTGGCTGATGGTCCTGATCATGCTTTTGATAATATTGCTACGTCCACAGGTAGGATAGGGCATATTACAAGTATTCGAGTGGACGCCGTGTCCAAGAACTACACGACGGAGAACAAAAACACTAAGTTACCTACATGGCTGGTTTCCGCGTGGTTGCTGATCAACCAGAAGTCTGTTCAGTTTAAGAAAGAAGCTTTGCTTCATATTGAGCCACCAAATATGCCCAAGACTTTTGAATCAGAGGGCAATGAGTACAAGCTTGATACGATGGCAGTCATAACACAGACTAGGCACGAGAGTCTTATCAAGTCTGAGAGGGCACTACAGGTCATTCTGGGGGCATTGAACGAGGACTCTGAGAGATACCAAGACCTAATAGATTTGTACTACAAGTCACAAGAACCTCAGGCTTGACAGGAAGGGGCCTAAGGGTGTACAATCAGGTATGAAAGGAGAGCCATGAGCTACGCTGAGGACATTGCCAAAGAAGTAATGGAGTATTTAGAAGGTATAGATGTGAGTAAAGAAGGCGAACATTTATGGACTAATATGGAAACTATAGCTGGCATACAAGCAAGATTAGAAGCCATTCATGCGCAAATTTCCTGGCTGGAAATAACCGGGCAAGCTGATGAAGCTACCAAGAAGGTTAGAACACTTATTGTGGATAAAGCTAAGGAAACATTTAAAGTCTTAGCAGCTTTTGAATCCAGAAAGATTACTGGGCGCAAGTTGGAATATGATTTAGCTAATACTAGTAGACTTACATAGAAAGGGAAGTTTATGAGTTCTCTCATAGTAGAAGTTTGTAAAGTTAATGAGGTTACCGAACACCCTAACGCAGATCGACTTTCAATTGTTACTATTAAGGGCTTTAATTGTATTGTAGGTTTAGATAACTATAAGGTTGGAGACTTAGTAGTTTTTGTTCCACCTGATTGTATTATCCCTGCGCCCTTAATTGAAAAGTATGAACTAGACTACCTAAAGAATAATGGTAGAACTGGTACAGTAAAACTTCGGGGGTATATAAGTCAAGGTCTTATCTTAGATGTTCCCTCTCCTAAATATAAGGAAGGGGATAATGTCGCAGAGGTTATGGGCATTACTAAGTATGAAGTTGCTGAACCATCTTTCGCGCCACAACCTAAGAAAAGTTCGCGCAAGAAGCTTAATCCTAACTTTGATAAGTACACAGACATAGAGAACATTAAACATTACCCAGATGTATTTACTTCGGATGATGTAGTTGTGGTTACGGAGAAGCTGCACGGTTGTAATATGCGGGCGGCAAATCTTGAAATTTCTATTAATAGAAATCAGCCCTTACTTAGTCGTACCTGGTCCTTTATAAGAAAGAACCTATTTAGGCAGAAGTACGAGTTTGTTTATGGAAGCCATAACGTGCAAATTGGAGCTTCTACTAAGAGGCGGAGTTTCTATGGTACAGATGTTTGGGGGCAAATAGCAAAGAAGTATAACCTTAGAGAAGTAATTCCCCAGGATTACATTATCTATGGAGAAATCTATGGACCAGGAATTCAGGACCTTACTTATGGCACAAAGGAAATAGACTTTGCTGTATTTGATATTAAGTACAAGGGTCAATATCTTCCTTGGGGGACTAACTCTATAATGGCTTCTGGGTTTGTGATGAATGAGCAGCTTTACTTTCCCTTAAATAGTGTGAAGGCTCTTTGTGCTAAGTGGGGACTACCCACAGTTCCAGAGATTTATGTTGGTCCTTACCTCCCAGGAATTGTACAAGCTGACACTAGTGGGAAGTCCTTATTATGCCCCACTCAAATGCGAGAGGGCATTGTAATCAAGCTACTCCATGAAGGTAACAGCCCACAAATAGGGCGCAAGATACTTAAGAGTGTTAGTGAAGATTACTTACTTCGTAAGAATGGTACAGAATTCAAGTAAGAAGGGAGCCCTAGTGTTAACTTCAAAAGAAGTAAAGGCTATTCTATTGCGCGGGGGAGAAATTAAACTTCTACTTATTAGTGATAGTGATGAAGCCATTTTAAGTAATGAACTTGATGCTGTTACTAACCTAGATAACGGAGCAGTCAAGCTACGCTGGCACATGGGCACTATAGCACACTGCGCCAACCTCAATAAGTTAGTACTTTTGGGGGGAAGAAATAATATACTTACTATATGTGATATAAGACCTATAAGTTCTTACTTCACACAAGGTCAAGATTTAAGTATTGAATTAGTATATAACTACTAGAAGGAGCAGAAAATGAACCCTCTTATGATTAAATTTAGCAACAGTGGCCGGTGGACAATCTCCCTTATACCTAGAACTTATGGTAAAGCCCTGGAGATAAGTTGTTGGGAAAATGGCGGAGAAAATGCCATTGTAACTTCTTTTACAACTAACCTCATACTAAAAGGGGACCTCATTAAGTTGTCTGAAGCTTTTATAGAGATAAGTAAGCACCTTCCTGAAAAGGAGTAGTATGTGGGTATTAGATTAGGTGCTACTATAGGATTTGGTAAGCATAAAAGTAACTCATGGCACTGGGTTCTAAATCATGACCCAGAATATATCCAGTGGGCTTTGTCCTCATTAGACATAGAGAGTATGAACTACCAAAGGTTTAAGTTCTATATCTTTGGAGTATCTATGCGTAAGAACTTAAGCGAGGATTTATCTAAGTGGTGCGCCCTCTTTCTTAGAACAATAGAGTCTCGAAGACTAGAACAGCTAGAAAATAAGGGCGCAACAAATACTAATACAGATGGAATGATAGGTCTTAGACATACAAATGAACATAAGTTTAGAAGACACTGGAAACCAATTAAACCTGAGTTTACTTCTTTGAATAATATTGAAGATGGGGCTTGGAGAGATAGCTAGAAGGAGAGAAATGTATAAAGATACTAACAACGCAAATATATACATAAACTCTGAGGAAAGGGGCTCTGAGAAGTATAGGGTGTATGACATAAATATTACCCCCTACCCCAATTCTTCTGATTTACTTATATCCTTTTTTATAGGGGACCAAGATTTTCCAGAAACCTTTCAAATTGTGGAGTTCAGTATACTCCCTAAGTACTTTTATACACTTACCAATATTTCTAGGGTAGAAACCTTAATAGCATGTAGAGGAGCAAGAAATGGGCAAGAATAAGAAGTGGATTTATGAGCAGATTAATACAGTAGCAGAAATAGTTTCAGATGCGATGGCGGATTGGGATCAGAATACAAAGCGAAGAGTTTGGAAGCAAGCAAAGATTACTGTTGAGAATTTATGCCCTCAGTGTATTGAGGCTTTAGCTATTGATGCTTTGGCCCATAATTTGGGGGAACTAAATGACTTCTTAGCAGAAGAGGAAGGTATTTGTGCTTATTGCCAAGTAGTTAAGGCTGAAGAAGCTACTGCTGAGGTATACGGGGAACTTTGTAACATTATAGATAAGTCAATGGGTGAAATTTCGGGCTGTAAAATCCCGGATGAAATTCCTTCAACCTCTCCACAGGCAAGAGCTTGTGTAAATAGAATACTAGATTACTTAAACAGCCTACCTTCAGAGGACTTACATACAGCATTAGGAATGAGTTAATATTTTGGAGGAAACTCTTTTTATATGCTCAAAGCATAACGAGACAAAGGTTCCGTATGGTACTCAGGGGCAACACTACTGCCTAACTTGTAATAGGGAAAATGTATCTAGGAATAAAGTTAAGGACCCACAAAAAATTAGGGATCGTCTAAATAAGGCTTATAGGGATAGACACCCTATTGATTTAACACATAAGGGAGTTAAGTTGGACTTTGATACCCCAGATAGGGATACTATTATTTACCTAGCAGGATTTTTTGATGGGGAGGGGTGTATCCAGATAAATAAAGCGCATAGAAAGGGTGGGCACGTCTCACCTGTTTATACTTTAGGAACTTCGGCAGTTCAAGTGCATCCTGAGCCTATTAAATTACTTTTAAAGTATTTTGGGGGTTCTCTGGATACTAGGGATGAGAATAATCATAGGTTCATTTACTGTTGGAGAGCAGCAAGTGAACTAGCTCTTAGATTTTTGCTAATGGTGGAACCTTACCTTTTAGTTAAGAAGGAGCAAGCCTCTATAGGCATAGAGTTTCAGCAACATAAGTCTGCTAGAAAGAGGGTTTTCGCAGAGTCCCTTGAAGAGGCTGAATTAGCTTTTCGTGAAGATTGCTATATAAAAATAAGGGACGAGAAGCACTTAGAGTACAGAAATGAGGTTATGTTTTGAGTGGTCGTCGGCTGTCATATAGTTTCATAAATACCATGGCCTGCCCCATGGCAAACTTCCTTCGTTACGACGCCGGAATAAAGAGTCCCCCAACAAAGTACATTATAAAGGGCACTGCTTTTCATACTGCTCTTGAATTAGTACATAAAGCAGGGGCGTGGGATTTAGCTAAAGCAATAAGTATAGCCAAATCTGAATTTAATAGAACAGTAGTAGACGAAGATATATTTATAGGCTACCCTGAAATTAAGAAAATGGAATCAGATTTGGTAGGTCTGCTAACCGTGTACGATAATGTTTTAGAAGAAGGTACCCTATCACCCGAACCTTTAGAGTCAGAGCTAGAATTTAGGCTTATGCTTGGTGAGATTGAGGTTGTTGGTAAGATTGACCGCCTTGACGGGGGTCCAGGTGGTTTTGAAGTAACGGATTATAAGACAGGAGCCAAGGCACCGGACCCCTGGTTTTTGTCAAAAAATCAACAATTCACAATTTACGCAATGGCTATACAAGAATTGTACGGAGAATTACCTACGAAGCTCAGGTGGTACCAGGCGACAACAGGCCGTTTGTTTGATACTGTGAGAACTCAGGAAGATATTGATGAAGTTAAGGTAGCAATTAAGAATATAGTATTTATGCGCGAAAACAAGATACGGCACAGAGTGTACAACGAAGCGGTGTGCGCCTGGTGCGATTTTTCAGAAGGGTGGGGTAACAAGAGCGGCGTGTGCGGGGATCGCCTTTTAGAGAAAAGGCTTATTGCTAAAGTGGACTTCCAATGGAGCGAGGATGCCTTACAAAAATAAAGAAGACCAGGTAGCATATGATCATCAGTATCATATAGATAACAAGGACAAAATACGTATAAGGAACCAGATAAGGTATGCTAAGTCTGTAGGAAAAGATATCTCTCAAATAAGGAAGGGGCCAGACCCTATAAAGAGTACTAGGGGGTACATACGTGTGCGTGAAAGGGAGCGTGAGAAATTGCCTAAAACTAGGGAAATCAGAAGGAAGCATAGCCTATCCTCAAAGTTTAGTCTTACTCTAGATCAGTTTGATGAGAAACTAGCTGAACAAGGAGGGCATTGCGCCTTTCCTGGGTGCCTCAGGGAGATAGAGTCTGGTAGTGGGGATAACTTATCTGTAGACCATGATCGCAGATGCTGCCCCACAGAAAAAGCCTGTGGGAAGTGTAATAGGGGTATTTTATGTAGAACCCATAATACTTTTGTAGGTATAGTAGAAAAGGAAGGGAATCTTGAATGGTTATTGGCTTGGAGAGATACAAGATGGTAGGAGTTTATGAAGTACTTAGATGAACCTACAAATAAATTAGATAGAATTGCTTTATGCGGCCCAATGACTTCTGGGAAAAGCTATGCCTCTGGCATACTTATGCGCGAGTATGGGTATGTTCAATTTGCTTTTGCAGATAAACTTAAAAGTGTAGTTTCAGAACTCTTAGATATTAATGTTACTGTAAAGAATAATCTTACGCGCCAAGTTTTACAGCAATTCTCGGCTGATTGTAAGCGTTGGCGACCTGATGTTTGGATCGAAACTACCTTAGAAGAAATCGCTAAGTCTCAGACTTATGGTATTGAGAAGTTTGTTATAGATGATCTTAGATTTATACATGAGGCAGATATATTGCGCGAAAATGGGTTCACTATTATTAGGATAGATACCCCAGAGAGTGTGAGAATGGCTCGTGTTACTAAGCTCTATCCTGATACACAGGCAGAGGCTCATGAACACGCGAGCGAGAAAGAATGGCTAGAGATTGTGCCTGACTTTACGATCAGTGGTGAGGGGCGCAAGACACAAGAAGACCTAGATGAAATAATAATGTTTAGGAAGGGCTCGTATTGATAGGCATTATTGGGTTCTTATTTATAGTGCCCCTATTTATAGCAGAATGTTGGTTTCTTTGGAGAGTAATGCCTACCCTTGCGAAGTGGGTTAATCTCTCTTTAGAGGGGGTTATTCAGGATTTAGAGAAATGAAGATAGCTTTTATAGGTAATGATACCAAAGATGTAATAATTTTGGCGCGATATTTAGTTACAGATAAAGGTTTTACTAAAATGTCTATGCTAGACGGTATCCATAGGGTAGTAAGAAGCTTATACTTTGTAGGCGGATACCAAGCTCTCAGATGGCACCAACAGTATGCTATGTATGATGCTCTTTATAGTGTTGATCCTACAGTGTGGGTAAAGTACCTAGACTATAGGCTATCTAAAGCTACCAATGACATAATCTTGACGGATATTAGATACAGCAGCGAGGCTAAGTTACTCACAGAGCGGGGCTTTAAAATTATTCGTATAGTAAGTACTAATGTAAAGGGTAACAAAGGTAAGATTATTGCGGCCAAGAGAGAGGGTCAAACTCCTTTAGATGGAACAATACTTCTACAAGAAGCATACCCAGGAAAGATGATGCCTTACAAGGTTAGTTACTCAATTACCCATAACAACCTTGAAGCAACAAAAAAGGTACTAGATAGAATAGTAGTTGACAATTCTGAGTAACTCTGTTATAATTCCATAAGGTTCCCAAGTTGGGCACTAAGAAACATTAATACTTTGTGGGGGAACTTAATATTGAGAAAGAGAAGCGCCCATTTAATACGTTTGCTAACGGAAGGTCTGTCATCTTACTCTCCTTATCGAGCCGTAAGCTTGGGGGCAGTAAGAGGTTACGACGCCACACCTACCGTTAATGTTGATCTAACAGCAAAGATGGATATAGAGAAAGCTATAAGTGTCTTGCATAAAGAAGGTAAGCTTTCAGATATGGAAGTACTTATGCTAGAGTATGTAAAGATGGACGGTAGACTTTCGCGCCAGGATATAGCTGTTCTCTTGTATGACGAAAATGACCTGTGGGTGGACCAGAGAAGAGTATCCGAAAAATTAGGTAAAGCTTATATAAAGATACAGAAATACTTAGGCTTCGAATATTCAGACGAGCGTGTGTTCAAAATGATTGCGCGCAAAATGGGTAGACCAGAACCCTACATTTTAAGCGATTTGGAGATAGATTCAGCCATCCAAAAATGGGAAAGGATATAAATGGATAAACTATTAGTAAAGAATGACTCTGGGTTATTTGTGCCCCAAGTTACAGAAGTAGTTAAGGGCGCAACAAACAAAAAGACTAAGCAAAAGTATAAGATTCTTTGTGATGTATGTCGTGTAGAAATTTATGTACCTAAGAAAGACATACCTTTCATAGAAAACGCACGATGTTCAAACTGTATCCGAAATAAAAGGAAGCCGAAGACTGATGGGTAGACCCTTAGGATCAAAGAATAAGACTAACTTTAGAACAATGGGAGCAGCCTTCACAAAGATGCCTACCAACCCTGGTCCTCGGGGGGAGGAAAAACTTACCCCTGTTGAAATACCAGTTGCGTCCACCAAGAAACTAGAGTATACTGCTCTAGAGTGGCAGGTAGCAGAAGAACTCCGCATCTTTTGTGGTGTGCCTGGGTGCCAAGCTAAGAATCACTTGTTTGGCGCGCGAAGGATCATTGAGTTGGTGAGGGCATAATGGGTTGTTGCACTATCTGCGAGGGCTCTACACTAGGGGGTTTGGAGTTCTGCTCCCTCTGCTATAGAGAAAATAAAGAAGACATTAAAGGTAAGAAACCTTGGGTAAGGGTAATTAAAAATGCGGCACAAAAAGAACGCAGAAGAAAAATCAGAGAATCCAATGATACAAGTTTAGAAGGTTTGCTTGAAAATCGCTATAACAAGTACCGATAAGGAGTGATCTTTTGTTAGATAAAATTAACTGGAATGAGCGTCCGGACATACAGAAGCGACTCATAGAGTTAGATGCCTTAGGGCATATGACTCAGCCAGAAATAGCTAAACAAATTCAGTTAGAGTATCCTAAGGAATTTCCCTTTGAGATTACAAGGGATATGATTAAGGGCGCGATAGTTAGGGCAAAAGATAAGGCTACATATTTATCACAAAGTCCAGTAGCTCAGATAATGCCATACTTTGATAAGTACAGAGAGTATATAAAGGGAGTGAAAATAGTTGATAAGACCTTTACCCCGGAGAAAGCCAAACAATCTTTTTTGGTTATCAGTGATCTTCATGTACCATTCCAAAATGAAGTGGCCCTACAGAAAGCCATAGACTTAAATAGAAATGCTGATGCAGTATTTGTAGCGGGTGATTTATTAGAAATGTACAACACCTCCCGTTGGAGGAAGAGGAAGTATGTTCCTGCTTTAGTTGAGTATGACAATTGTGTAAGAATTCTAGAGTACTTATCTAGAACCTTTCCGGATGTGTATGTTATGCCCGGTAATCACGACATTAGAGCTTCCAAGCGTCTTAAGGATATAGTACCAGCAGAATTGTTCTGGCTGTTAGAGGATGCGGAGGCACTAGAAATGCTTACGCGCCCCTTTCCTAACGTCCATTGGGTTGACAATTGGTACATGCAGGTAGGAGACTGCCTAATAGCTCACGCAGAACGATCCAGTACTGTTGAGGGCCGACCCCCAATACTTACTGCTGAGTATTTCCTACAAAAAGGGTGGTCCAAACGCTTGAAAATGGATAACATACGGTGTATAATCCAAAGCCACACACATCAAGTGAGTTCTGTTTATCGAGAGGACCTAAAGCTAATGGAATGCGGAGCCCTTTGCGCAGAGTTGGACTACACGACTGAAGCATCAGCCGTTATGCGCCCTCCGATGCTTGGTTGTGTTCACCTAGAGCAGGTAAATGGTCGGACAGTGTTTAACTCTACCAGAGAGATACTTCTTTAATGGGTAGACCTAATTTACAGAATACTGAAACTTTGTGTGGTCACAGTCCTAGGTTTTGTGGGACCTTTGTGAGTTTTGTTACAACAAGAAGTATCGTGAGGAGCATGTAGAGGAACTTAGAGAAAGTAAGTCTATCTATGGAAAGACCTTTAGGTTACGTGATAGGGCTAGGCAATTCTCTATGACTGTAGAGCAGTTAGAGGAAAGATTACTAAGTCAGGATAGTTGTTGTGCTATATGTAGACTTCCTATAACTCTAAAGACTTCCTGTATAGACCATGATTGGGCATGCTGCCCAGGTAAAAGGTCTTGTGGTAAGTGTGTACGAGGTATATTGTGTTCTCACTGTAACATAGGTCTAGGTAACTTTAGGGATTCCCAAGTCATAATGTTTCGGGCAATAAACTATTTAGGAGTTGATTCTATTGACTAAGCCAAAGACTATCATAGAGAAAAATCCGGGTCCATTATGGAAAGAGAAACTTAAGGATACTCAAAAGATTATTGAGCGCCTTAAGGATACTCCGGGGGAATTACCACCTAAGAAAAAGTAGTTGTAAGAAGAACCTTTCAGAGCGTTTGACGCCTTCAGTTGGGGGAATAGTGAGGTTAGGTTCTTCTTGCCCCGCGCCAGGGATAGCGCGCTAGAGACTGGTCCACTCAACCAAAAGACGGACCAACTAAATAGGGGTTGCGGGTAGTAGGAGCGACCTACTTGGCACCTTGTCGTAGTTGGACTAAGCAGACATTAAAGGTCTTAGTCTGGGTTGGGGTCCGGGTCGGGGTAACAGCGATCCATATTTCCAAGATGGCAGTCTTGGCCCTTGCGCTTTGGGCTACGGCGCGTAATAAATGGTAGCCCACCAAATACGTTGGGATGGCAAGGATGGCGCACAGCTTCTAGATGCTGAGTGCTGGATTGACCACTGGATGAATCCTCTTGATCAGGGGTGTATGACAATGACGCAGGTTCGATTCCTGCCCCAACTTTTACCAAGATACCTATAGAACAACTGTCGGGACCACCCTAGGGAGTGTAGGAACAGCCTGTAGGTCACAATGCTTGGCGACGGGAATAATGCGTGAGGCCCTAAAATAAACCCTACTAGGATACGATTGGGGATTCTCAGTCGTCGTGGTGTCTAGGGGATAGCTACAATACGTGAGTAGCCACTTGCATAAGCTGGATACGGTTGGGGCAATCGTCGGGATGCCAGCGAGCGAGGACACAAACCGTGAGTGTCCTAATAGATAGAGCCTATAGAATGTACTACTGCTAAAGTTCAGCAATAAAATAAATTGCTTAAGTTCGTGATAGGCAAAGAAAAAGGGAGCAGATTAATTTCTGCTCCCTAATTTTTTAGTTTAATTATCCAGCATTAAAATCTTTTAGAATAACTTCCTCATTACCCCATACAGGTATTTCTACACAGTAGGAGTGTGTATTGAGAAGCCACATCTCAGGGCCTTCATCGGCTGCTTCCCTAGATGCTAGTATCCTAGCTATTTGCTCAGTTTGGGCGCGTATTACAAACCCATTATTATAGTCCATATAAGGTCCCTTATCCCATATTCTACCTAGTAACCACAGTTTCATTATCTTTTCCTTTCTAGTGTGTAATAGCTTCTTCATCAACTTCATCGTTCATAAAGAATTCTCTAAAGTTTATTGAAGAGTCTACAAGATTACTAAAACAATCACTATGAATTGATATACCCTTATTACCTGTTGGTGTAAGGGTTACATAATGCGCGCCCCAGGTAAAATCTACTTGCTCACCGCACACGAAGCACTTCGGAAAGAACATTGTTGGGGTATCAGCCCAGTGTAATGTAAACCGACCTTCAGTATTATCTAAATCATCTATCAATTAATCAATCCACCTTTCAAGTTCCATATCAATAGCTTTTTTCAAACCCTGGTCCTCAGTTTCAGATACCACAGCAATGATATCCCCTAGAGGAACATCTTGCGCGCACATATCCCCCATAGAGCCAGAGTTAACACCTAAGAGTGCCTGTATGCGATGAGCTATTTCCACGCTCTTAGTATATTCCATCAAAGTTTAATCCTTCCCTTGTTTGTTCTATCTATGCGCCCTTCCCTCAATAAGAAAGGCTCGACCTCTTCCAAAATTGTACTTGTGTCCACGCCAATTTTGGCACTAATAAATTGTAATCCTACAGCCCTATCATTAGGAATAGCTTCAAGGTACTTATAGTCTGTTCTAGTAAGTCCTTTGTCATCTATATCTAACACAGTCCAAGCGTTATTCAATATTGAAACTGTTACGTTGCGTTGGTTATTAACAACCATAGTGTCAAATATGAAAGACAGGTAGGACAGCCCTGCTCTAGGGTTTCGTCTAGACCTTTTAGCTATTTCAATACATAAGGGTTTAGTTATTGTGAATCCTTTTCTATGTACAACTTGCTCTAATATGCCCGCTAATTCATTAATAGAATATTCGAGCAGTGTTATTACACGAAACCTACTTCTGAACGCTGATGGTAGCTTTCCGGCGTCTGTGGTGGCTCCTACAAGGTGTAACTCCCCGCTATCCATATAAGTATTTAGTGTGTCGCACACCTTAGGATCAACATTATGTATCTCATCTATAAGTATTGTTCCCCTAGTTGGGGGCCTTACGTTTACGCTTTGCCCATCTATGAGTTCTATATTTGCGCCCCCAGTATATAACTGAGCAGTTAGCTTAGCTAAGGTAGTCTTACCTGTTCCAGCAGGACCAGTAAATAAGAGGTTAGGTAAGGGCCTGTACTCTTTCTTAGCTGCTTCTACAATTATTGAGAGTACTTTTTTGTTAGATTGCTGCCCCACATATTCCGCAAAGCTCTTGGGGGTGTATAAACCTAACTGGCTGCTTTCACGAGCTAAATTAGCAGCTTTTATTCCTTTTAGAAGTTCATCTATATTAAGAATTCTTAACCTTCCTTAACATATTTCAGAAATCTGCTATAATCAAATAGGGAGTTCTCAGATTTCAAAGCAATAGCAATTTCGTCAACAGTTAGGTACCAAGATTCCAAAGAAGCCTGGGTCCAAACTCCCCCTATAGGGCGCAGGTTACTCCTGGATTTCCTAAGAGCATTACCAATAAGTATGTAGTCTTTCTTAGTCATTTTCAAAACCGCCTTTCATTTTGGTTGCTGTTACCCTTTCGTGTCTGGTGTAGGATTGGGAGCAATTTCTGCCTCGTAATCCTGCATGATTATCTCAATGATAGCAAATAAGTCTTTGAGAGGGATGTAACTAAAGCCGTCCTTCATCAGAGATACTAACTGCATCCTTAAGGGCGCAAGAGGAACAACCTCTACCTTACTCATTACCATAGTCTTTAATAAGGGTGCTAAGTTCTACTATCTCATATTTATCTAGGGTTTCATTACAGTAATTAACATGGTACTCTGAACAATCCCCACACCAATAAATTGCCCCCTCATCACTGAGGAGGCGTGCAGTTCCTGTAAGGACATCCCAAAGCTTATTTTTAGCTGAGATAGTTGTGTACGAATTACTGTTCACCATACTCCTTCTTAATTGTATCTTGTATAAATTTGTATACTCTGTTATAATCCTTAGGATTCTTGACTCTAAGTTGCTCCGCATCTACAGAATTAATCAACTCTACCCGTAATGTTTTCTTAGGTATAACTTCTTTCTTCATGCTGCTCCTCTCGGATTTATTAGGGCTGGACTGTGCCACCCTTAGACTACCACACCAACCTCAGGATTGTCAACAGGAATTTTTATTCGTCCCTGAAACTCAGAATTTCAGAGCCGGATTTCGATTTGGAAGCCGTTACCTTTTCGATCCAGAAAAGAGTTTTAGAGGCGAAAATTCCTGAGATTTAGGTTGGGAAATAGGGGGAATTTCAGGCCCCAATTGCCGGCGAATTCTGCAAGGAAAATTAAGCAATTTTCGGGCCGGATAATCGGCCCAGGCGTGTACTATTAATTGAACGCGCGCGCGCGACTACCATACGCCGGCCCATCCGTCAAGTAGTACTATCGGCTAGGGTGGGTAGTACGGAAGTACGGGGGCTCCCTGGGCGTGGGCCGTGGTACACTTATGGCCACACCGCGGCTGCATTAAATATGCGCTATCCGCGAAAAAGAAATTCAGAAAAAAATTCCTTATAAAAAGGAAAGAACAAATGTCAGCAATGGTAACTCTTACACAAACTGATATTGAAATTCTTCTTTCTGGTGGCACTCCTAAGTGCATGATTCCAGAAAGAAGTAATCCCTGCAAGATTTCAACTCGAAGATTTTCGATTGAAATTTTGGAGCGTGATGGTTCTTTTGTAGAATCTTATGAAGGAATTACACAAGTTACTGCTACTCGAATTCGCAATGAAAAGCGTAAGGAAGGTTTTCGAGTAAATGTTACGGAAGTAACTTCCGTAACTGAAGCAGGAATGACTCTTTCATTTCCTGCTATTAAGCCCGCAGAAAGAATTGTTGGAAAGACTCAATTCGCAACTCCAACATTTACCCCTGCTCGTGCAGCATATAAGGTTCGCGCAACAAATAAGCTTAAGAAGCCTGTAATGCAGGATGGCAGAAATGTTGAACATCCCGCAGAAGATTTCGTAATTCTTGCGCCCTTGTTCAATGAATATATGGCGCGCAAGGGTTTCACAGTTTTTTGTCAAGGTAAGATTGCATTTCAAGGTTCTAAGGAATATGCCCTGAATTGTATCAATAATCTGATTGCGAAAGGATTTGATCGTCCTAGTATTTCGATTATGGATCATGCAACAAATAAGATCATTCAACTGTAGGAGTTGAAATGTCTAATCGTAAATGGATTGGCGCAGGATATTATTCTCGTGAAAGAGCGCGAGAAGTTGCTTCTCAATTTAGGAAGGAAGGAAATACAGTAATTATTAAGCATCAGTATGGCGCTTGGCAAGTCTGTATAAAGAGAGAGGATTAAGTAATGGGTTGTTGCCCCATTTGTGGTGAATTCAACAATCAGCATCAAGCATTTTGTGATCTAGAAGAAGCTATAGTTGAAGCGGAGGAAGAGATTACTTACGGAAAGCAGTTCGAGTATTCTTTCTACGACTATTCTTTTGAAACTGAGGAGTGCTAAATGGCAAACTACTGTAACTTTTGCGCGGGAAATGGAAAGCATGAAGATTCGTGTAAGAGAATTGGTGTAGTGCTTTGTGTAACATGTACATTGCCAATTCCAAAGAATACTTCACGATATACAAAGCATCCTGAAGGTTATACTCACAACACTTCGGCGTGTAAGTAACCCCAATTTTTGATTGGAGATTCCTTTGAAGAAGAAATGCCTTCGTTGCAGAAAGCCTTGTAAGAATACCTTTTGCGAAAGGTGTTCTAATCAGCATCATCGGATATTTCTTATCCCAAAGAGCTACATTAAGTAAGGAAAGAAAAACCAGCTACTTTGGTTTATAGCTTCCGAGGCTATAGATACAGTCGAATAAATGCTGGTATTATCTATCCGCCAAAACGTGGAGCGGAACTAAATTTAAGGAGCAAAAGGTGTTCAATTCAGAACAACTTAATGTACTTCAATACATAGCAGAAGAATGCGAGCGTCAAGGTTCAGGTGGGGCAAGTGTATATAATATGGTCAAAGCATGGGAATATGCTTCTAATCTAAAAGATTTGGCTTGCCCCCTAACCCTAGAAATAATTGAAACTTTGGGCAAGTTGGTAGAACCAGAATATAACAAGAATGGATTTAGACAAATTCGTATCTTTGTTTCTGATGGTTTTACTAGTATTGAAAAGGCTCCTTGGGAAAGAGTTCCTGAAATGCTTCAAAATCTGATTGGAGCTTATTATGAGGGTAGATTGGAACCTACACATAAGGTCGCAGAAACTCCCGAAGATCAATTCTATTTTGAGTACCAAAACATCCACGGATTTAGAGACGGAAATGGTAGGTCTGGAAAAATTGTGTACAATTTCCTTAGAGGAACGTTGAATAATCCTTGGCTCCCACCCAACTTTTGGAATTACACTAATCTTTAGGAGATTACAGTGAAAGTCGAATTGACTAGGGAAGATTTGGGATCTTTGAGAAATTTGGTTTCTCGAAGCTTGGAGGATCACATTAGAACTGCTCGTGACCCTAGATATAAGGATACTTACCTGAGTATTAATAAGAGGGCTTCAGAGAGGTATAGTATTCTTCTGACTAAGATTGAAGATGCCTTGAAACTTGTGAATTGATATGAAACATTCTAAGTGGGTAATTAGGGGGCAACAAACACTTGGATTTAATGGTAAACCACAACTAAATATTCCTTGGAATAACTGGAAATTCCTAAGAGATAAGAAAGTACAATACAAGTAGGAGGATTTAATGCCCGCAAATTATAGTACGCTACTCAATAGTGATCTTGATTACCTTGTGTATCCCGGTAGATTTGAACGTAGGAAGTCAGGAAAGACTCGCATGAAGCGAATTAAAGGTACTAGAAAGTATACAAAGAATTCAGCTAGAAAGCAAATCAAAGGAAGGTACTTGATTGACTAAGTTTAAGCTAACTAGTGAAACGAAGGTTACTGAGGGAAAGACCTTATTTAGGGTAGAAGCCCTTGTTACTTTTGGGAGCATTAGTAAAGGAGCTAGGGGAGGGTTTGTAGAGAAGGAAAGTAATCTTTCCCAAGAAGGCAATGCTTGGGTTTATGGTGATGCCCAGATTTCTGGCAATGCTCGGATTTATGGCAATGCTCGGATTTCTGGTGATGCCCAGATTTCTGGCAATGCTCGGATTTATGGCAATGCTCGGATTTATGGCAATGCTCGGATTTCTGGCAATGCTCGGATTTATGGTGATGCTCGGATTTATGGTGATGCTCGGATTTCTGGAGCACTTAGGGTAAGGGCTGGATCTTTCTTTGGTATGCGTTTTAATAGTGAGGAGATTAAGTTAAAATCTCTGAATCCTTCTCAGGAGGTTATTTACAAAGGAAGGGCTATATTTGAGGAAATTCCTCCAGTGTGCCCTAGTCTTTCAAAAAAGGTCCCCATTAAGCTAGAGGATGGGCAACTTATTACAGGTACTATAGTTGATTAAGTCAAAGCAATTCAAACGTCAATCAAGTATTCATCCACATAAGGCAGCAGGAAAGAGAAGCTACAAATATTCCATTAGGTGGGGAGCAGATTACAACCCGATGCTTTACTGGCTTGACTTTGAAATAGGTAGGCTAACTAAATAACTATTGGGAGTCGTACTACAGTTTAGGCAATTGTAGGTACTTTCAATAGAAAGGTCCATAGTAATGCTTCTTAATTGAAGATAAGGTTGGGGAGCGAGATAAGTTTATAGATGCCCGCGAGAAGTTGGGCCAATATATAAACACCTTGCCATAATCCTAAACTATTGCTGTACCCGGTAAGCAGCATCCAAATAAAGATTAGCTAGTACAATGTACTCGTAAGCTAACGGACAAGGATATTAGCGACCATTATCCACCGTTAGAGGAATGCTAAACTATTAGCTAAAACGTGTTGCTAATAACTAGATAGGGCTGTTTGTTTATAGGTTTTGTCCAGTCGCGCGCAATTAATACAGAACCTATCCGTGGAGGCTCCGGTTATCCTTCTTTTTTCCCTATACTAGGAGGATCAATGAAGGTAATGGTTTCTAGTTGTGATTTTTCTTGGGAGCCTATTAAAATGACAGGTTGTAATAGAACCTATCTTTGGTGGGCTAAGTTTCTACTTGTTTGGCGCAATAAGTAATACTCTGGTGGTTGTATGGAATAGGGCTACCTTAATGACGACTAGCACATTTCGCGCCAGAAATTATAAGGAGAGGAAATGTTAAAGAACATCCCACCAGAAGTTCTTTTTGCTGAAGCTCTACGAAAAGTAGAGCAGGAAGAAAATAGTCCTGCTCTAGGGGCTTGGAAGAAGATTGTACTAGAAGTTGGGAGATTTATTTTGCACAATGGTTTGGATATTGAACTATTCGAGAGTTGCTTGTATGGTCCTAGTTGTGATGGAGTAGACTAAAAGTGCGCGCACTAAACAAGTTTGATTTATAAGGTAAGGTCTGGTATAATGTAGGTAAGGAACTTTGGGATAGTACGCAATTGGCACGACGAAACTCACTTAAAATGAGTACCTGAAAAGGTGTGAGGGTTCGAGTCCCTCCTATCCCACCAATTTCTTCCTATTCTTTATTTTGTAAGTAGGTGTTAAAGTGAGGATCAATTCCCAATGTTGCTTAGGCGTATTGCTGATGGCAAATTGCTCTCAATTCTAATTGATGGGGATATTGTTGGGTATGCTATTGAAGAACACGCTATAGAGTTTAGGTAGAATTAGTTTCGCGGGCAAGTAACGGGCCTTTCTTCTAAAAAGCGCCACCGTAATTGGATGATGAGAGTTCGAGTCTCTTCTTGCCCGCCAATTAAGCAAACCAGATTACTAGGGATCGAAAGATTGTCTAAGTCGCAATATCTGGAAGCTAGGATACAAAAACGTGAGTGTCCTTTATAAGGAGTATTTATGGGTGACAGGGGAAATATAGCTATTAAGCAGCATAGTGGTACTGTGTATTTGTACAGTCATTATGGGGGTAGTGAGTTGCCCCAAGTTTTGCAAGATGCTTTAAAGAAGCATGAGCTTTGGGATGACCCAACTTATCTAGCTCGTATTATTTTTGATGCTATGGAAGATGGAGAAAATCTTCATGGTTCAGCTACAGGTTTGGGTATTTCAGCATCGGAAGATGACAATAATCATCCACTAATCAATGTTGATTGTGGTAATCAACAAGTGTCCATAGCAAATAAGTCTTGGTCCTTTCAAGAATTCATTTCTTCGGAGATACCTAATGATTAAGATTACAACTGTATCTGGTAGTACATATACAATTGATGCTGAAAATCTTACTTGGAGGCGCGAAAATCCTACCAATAAGCCCCTGTATGGATTGGAAAATCTTTGGGATGGTAGACTAAACTATCTTCCCGAAATGGAAATTGGTAAGCCCCTATATATTGCTTCTGGGGATGAGTGGGTACTTAGTACTGCTATTGTTAGTATGGAGGAATTTGATGAGAATTAACCCTGTAGGAATACTACTCTGGCTGCTTCTAGCAGTTGCTGGTTATATGATTTGGGGTCCATTAGGATTTATTGCTGTTGCAATAGTTCTACTTATGATAGAGGGTGCAACAAATACTCCAAGATGAAAATCATAAAAACTATAGGCATTATTAAAGAATGCCCTATGTGTAGTGGTTGCGGGGCATGGCATAAGAAAAGTAATAAACCTTGCTATAAGATGCTTACTACTACTAAATGTAAAAAGAAGCAGGTTATTTGCCCCCTTTGTAATGGGGAACCGGGTATAGTAATTTAGGAGTTCTTGTGAAAAGGTACGTGGTAACAGCTTACTCTGATCATACTAATATTGGAGGGGATCAGCCAATAGCTGTGATTTACTTCAATCCTAATACTGTAAGGTATGAGCATGGCTATATCCAGCCAGAAGATTGTACCCCCGAATTGCAAATGTTGGGTAAGATTTCAGAAGCATTCAATAAAGCTATGATCAAGGCTGTTGAAAAGTGGGAGCGACAGAGCAGCATAGGAAAGAAAGAAGAGAAAGTGCTGCTATACTACGTGGGTCAGTAATTTAGTGGTAAAATGGCATCCTTTTAAGTTGCAATCCCGTGTTCAATTCACGGCTGACTCACCATTCTTTTTTCATATGAGGGATCATGAGGCTTTTCTTATTTTTGGTTTAGGAGAGAAAGATGTTTTGGGATAAGGAGAATAAGTGCCATATTTGTTGTAAGATAGTTCTAGAAAAAAACATGGAAAAGCATTGGGCAACAGACTTCGGGTGTAATGCTGAAAAGTGGCGCAGGAAGTGTATTGCTGCTGATATTGAGAATAATAAGGGTAGTAAGTAGGAAACTACAATGCTTAACTTTAGATGTATTGGCGATAGATTTGCCCTTAGTGGTGGATGGCAGGATATAGAGAAGGATGCTAAATTTCTAAAGGATAATAACATCTTTGCTGTGCTTGATCTTCAATTCACAAATGAGGATTCGAGTTTAGGAATAGCTTCCGTTACAGAAGCTATGTCAAAGAATTTAATTAACTTTCATTTCATAAGGATGTTTGACTCAGAATTCAACCCAGATTTTGAAGGAATACTAGAAGAGGCTTTTGGTGTACTTTCTGAGTGGGAAAAGGCTCTAGATATACAAGCATCTGATGCGGCCAAAATTATAGGTAAGTCACAACTGGTTAGTTTAGGGTTTAGTAGCCCCAAAATTTTAGTGAAATGCGGGGCAGGTAATAGTCGATCAGTGTGTGTGCTTATTGCATACCTTTGTATGTCTAGACGTTGGAGCTTTGAATTTGCCAAAAATTGGGTGCAAGATTTAGAGGATGTTTGGTTAGGAATTAACCATGCAACTTCACACTTCTTTGGTATGGGGATTGGTATGGAATCCTTCTTTACATTCAAGCTTAGGGAATTGTTCCCAGAAAATATAAGTGCATTTGGAATTAAGGAGTTTTAGGTTGTACGGAATTACTGTAAATGGTCTTACACCCAGGAATAAGGCTGAGATTAAGAAGATGCTTAATACTTATCCTGATTGTGTTTGTCTAGTGGCAGAATATGAAACTGAATTTGATGGTGCAGTAACTGATATGCCTGATGGGCGCAAGATATCTTTTGTTGTTGATGATGGTCATAAGTTTTATGGCAGTATTACTCGTAAGGGTAATACCTACCGATTGGAGTAATTCTTAGAAAGGTGCTTAATGGAAATTGAGAAACCTCATTCAGTTTGGGAGTATTCTTTCAGCCGCAGGTTGTGTACTCAATTTTGATGCCTCAACTGCTTTAGTTCAGGTTGTAGAATACCCCCCCGAAAAAGCAACAATAATTGAAGAAGCTATGCATGACATAGACTTATTTGATGATACTGCCCTATTTATGGATGGGTTAGTAGCTATTCATCTAGTAAATCTTATTAATGGTTATGAGAATCCTTTGCCCCAAAGTGTTAGAAACCAAGTCTTAGAGACTTTAGGTATCAAGCACAAAGGGGCATTTATTACTCAAACACTAGCAAAGCTAAAGACTGCTAGAAGTTGGCATGTTTCTGGAGCCCCTAATACTTGCACTTATTTTGAGGGTGTCTGTACAAGTAGGGGGCAGGAAATTGATCCCCATAAAAGAGGCAGAAGATCAACTAGAACACCTACAGATTTTCACCCACTAAAAGGTAACACAATAACTAGGGAGCAATTAGTAACCCCAGCTATTGAAAACCTATTCAGATCAATTGATTCAGTTAGTCTGGTTTCAAGACCAGAGGTTGCAAATCTTAAAAAACTGTCGGATAACAGCCTTCAGGAGTTGTTGGCTAGAATTCAGAATGAACTCAAATATAGGTAGGAAGGATTAATGGCACATCGGCATTTTGAGAATAATCCCCCAGAATTTCTGCTTAAACTTTCAAGGTATCTTGAAGATAATGGTTGGGAAATTGACTGGACCAAGGGTAGTGGTCCTGACTACACAAATTTTATTAATGGAGATTCATATCTCCAGTATTCCTGGGCTATTGGTAATATTTATGTTCGTGGACAGACTCCCCCAGGAGTTTTTAGAAACAACAACTTAGAGGATGTTATGACCTGGCTAAATGGCCTCAAACCAAAAATCCTAGACATGCCTAATGATTATTGTGACTACGGTCAAGTTGTAGGAGAAGAGACAGAGGACGAGTTTGGAGTTTACTGTAGTTACAAGGGAACTAAAAGTGTCTCTGCTAATAGCAGGACTATTTTTCTATGTGATCTCCATATGGAGAGCTACGAGAATAGTGGATTTCCTATGCTACCTCTTTATAAAGATTATTTTAATGAGGAAGATGAGGACAATACAAGAGAGACTTGCCCCAATTGTGGGGAATATATAGACGATTGTGCATGCTGCCCAGAATGTGGTAGCAATGACTGCCGTTATTGTGATAAATGTGAACATAGTGGCTGTAGCTGTACTTGTTGTGAAGAATGCAAGCAAAATCCTTGCGAGTGTTGCTCAGAATGCGGTAATTATCCTTGTAATTGCCCATCCGAATGATTTTTTACCAATATGGAACTCTTATGAGGAGTCTCCAGTGAATAGTAGTTGAAGGAGGTAGTGAATAAGTAGAGAACCTCGATAGGTTTGTTTCTTTGGTCAGTTTATCCCATTAACAAAAAGGAGATAAATCATGGTTACTGTTTCTTCTGGTGCCTCTAGCTTTACTAACGCCACCTTTGCTTGCACGACTATTCGTAATCTTCGAGCAAATCTTAAGGATATTATGGGTATTCCTTCGGATGCTACTGCATACGTTAATAGTGTTCCTACGGATGAGTATTACACTACTCGAAGTGGAGATGAGGTTATTTTCGCGCGCCCTTCCGGTTCTAAGGGCTAAGATTTAGCCTAAGTAGCTTAAGGGGTGTATTGTAAAAGGTACACCCCTTAACTATTCCCCCACTGAGGAGAAGAAATGCCAGAAAAGAAAAGAATTGTAATTGAGGGTGGGGTAGCTTTTATTGAGCGCACTACTATTGAAAAGGTAGTCAGCTTAAAGACTGCCCTTTCAGAAATGCCTGCTTTACAAGCTATTGTTCTGCCTAGAATTCCTAAGAACTGCCGATTTTACTACCAGGAAAATAAGAAGATTCATCTTGTTGTTGAGATTGACCCAGGGCCGCAATTCATCAAGACTAGTGCAATGAAAGCAGGCTTGTATCTTTCCATGCCCTTTCAGTATATGGTATTCCCTTTTTCGGAAGTTGCCAATGTTACATATCCTAATATCAAGTGGCGCATAGATGATGTTAGTCTTTTCTGGTCACAGAAGAGATTGAAGACTTTGGATCAAACAGTTATCCCTGCAAGACTCCCCAATGTCTACAGGGATTATGGACGAATTTGTTTTGGTGGTACTGCCCCTCAGGGTAATCTGGAATTAGATGAAAGGGTTGATACAATTGTCAATCAGTTCTTTACCCCTGCTTCTGTGTTTAATGCTGATTTAGGTTGGAATATTCCTGAGCCCTATGAAACATTTAGGGAATGGGCAGTTGCAACAAAAGCTGATCCACTTGTTGCTCTTAAGTGGGATTGGTGGGATAATATTCCTAATGAGTACCGAGCAGGAAAGTTGTCAGGCTTTATTAGGTTCTTGTCTTTCTACAATCCAAAGGAGAGCATTACCATTGAAGGTTGTGCAGAAATTCCTGCCGCAGTTTCTGCAACTACCCCTGAATTTGTGGAAGTTGAAGAGTTTAATACTGAGGAAGAGGTCTGGGAAGACTTTGAAGAAGAGGTTACTGCTTAATGGCTGACACTACACCTGATTTTCTTAGGGTTTCGTCTCTAGGGGTTAAAGATTTCCCCGAAACTATGGAACAGCTTATGGAAACTTTTGAGAAACTGCCAGAACTTTCTGAAACACAGAGTAAGGCAGGATTAAGAGTTTTTTCTAAGGATTTCACGCAAATTGCTAGTTCTATTACCTATGGGAAAAATGCACCCCTAACCAGCATCCAAATTTTGGAGTTGTTATGACCAAAAAGAAAACCCTTCCTAAGGTTGAAATTGTTGGGGAAGCTACTCATCTTCCTGTGGAAATTGAAACTGTGTTAGAAGTTGTAGAGGCAGCAGTAATTGAAGCCCCAGGATTGCTTGATATTTATACCAAGTTCAATGGGGACTTTTATGATCTTCCTCAGCCAGATAATGGCCCTTATTTTGTGCCTACTGCGCAGGGTTGGTATTACTACAAGCATTTTGCTTTTGGTAGAGCAATTATGCCCACAAAGGAACATCCCACTGTTTTAGGTACAGTTGATCCTAAGCATAAGGGTGGACTTTTCTGGCATAATTATGAAGATGCCCCGATTATCCCCCTGGCTATCATGAATCAGATTGTCTCCTTTTTTAGGGGCGTCTATTCTAGAATCCAGACGGAAGCAGAGGTTATGCTTCTCTTTAACACTACTACTAAGGAATACAAGGTATTTGTTCCTGTGCAGATTTGTGGGGGAGCAAGTGTCGATTATACTTTTGATGCAACTAAGATTCCTTCAGGGTATAGTTTAGTAGGATCAGTCCATTCCCATCCAGTCTTTTCTGCATTCCATTCTGGAACAGATACACATGATGCTAAGACTTTTGATGGTCTACACATTACTGTGGGGCATGTTACAGACTATAAGCAGATGGAATTTGCATCAATGATTTCCCTTGGCGGAAGTAACTTCAATTACAAGATTGAAGAGGTTGCTGATGTTGTGGGACTTGAAGATGTTGGAATTCCTGAATGGTGGTACTCCCTAGTTAAGAAGCCTACTGCTCAAACAGTTGGTCAATTTGTAAAGAGTACTACAAATCAGAATTGGGGTTTGGATAAGTCCCGCGCAAATAAGTGGTATAAGGGTTGGCAAGGTGGGAATGAAGATTCCTGGCCGGATTCTTATGATGGTTATACTGCAGGGTCAGGTAGTGCTTACTCTTCGCAGTTAGGTATAAGTGTTCCTAAGAAATGGTTAGAGTCCGTCCGTACCGGAAAGATTAAGCCTGAATACTGGCCTGAAGCTATTGAACTCCTTGCTAAGAAGCTTAATAAGGAGTGCGAAAAGGCAGGCTATGTTATTAGCTTTATGGTGGGGGAAGTTATTGATCCCTCAGCAGATTCTGAAAAGGATAAGGTTCTAACAACTTCAACATTGTCTACAATGCTTAATCAGCCTGTGGATGAGGTTGAGGATTACATAGGAGAGTAATTTGGAAAGCAATATGGAAAATGACAAATATGTTCTTGTGGGAATTGGAGGCACCGGGTCTTTCTTGCTTGACCCATTAATCCGCTTCCTTACAACCCATTATCGTAATGCCCAAAATACTTGGGAATTGCTTCTTGTTGATGGTGATGATGTTGAGGAAAAGAATCTTGATAGGCAGCTATATGATGAGTCAGCTATTAAGGCAAATAAGGCCGTAGCTTCTGCAAGTCGGTATAGTGAAACTAACAAGGTTTTTCCCGTCAATGAATACCTTGGTAAGGACAATATTGATCAGCTTATTACTGATGGATGTACTGTCCTTATTGGTGTAGATAATTATCCAGTTAGGGCTCTTATTCAGTCTCATTGCTTGACACTTGATAACGCTGTAGTTATTAATGGAGGCAATGAGGTTAGTACAGGTTCTTGTCAATTGTGGGTGAGAAAGGGCGGGGAAAATATTACCCCTGTCCTTACTTTCCTTCATCAAGAAATTTCAAATAAGGGAGCAGATAGAGCTACCATGACTTGTGCAGCAATTGCTGCATTAGAGGGTGGAGAGCAGCTTATTACTGCTAATATGGCATCTGCTATGTGGATTCTTTCCGCACTTATGATGTACCGAAAGTACACCCTTAGTGTGGATAAGAATTATGCTCTTATTGAGAAGCTTCGTGATGAGGGTAAAGAAGTCCCACAAACTTTGCGCGATGAAGCAGCAAAAGATATTGAAATTCTCAGGTGGACTGATCTTCAGTTTGATCTTGATAAGGGAGAGTCTTATGGTGTTAATATGCGCGGAAAGGTAGGTTGGGATAATGTTGCTACTTAGTAAGCCTTTACGCAGTAATACTAAGAAGCTTGACTCCTATCAGAAGATGCTCAGTAATCTTGCTATGCAGAATTATTGTGCAAAGGCTTGGGGGAGACAAGAAAAGTTTAGTAGACTTCTTTGGCGCAGTAAGGTTTATCGTGTTATGAGTGTTGCTCATTTAGGTAGTGATACCTGGTAGTTTACTTTGTGCCCCTTATGTTCTAACTGATGGTTGGATGACGGCTTATATCCGTAGCAAAGGTGAGTCTGATTCTCACAAGGGGTACCAATTTTTCTTATTAGAGGAAATGTAATGGCATATAAACCAAAAGACCCAGTGATCTATGATCAGCTATATGAAATCTTCTATAAGCATATTGAGTTATCTATGGCTGATGTTAGGGAGGAATTTGTTTCTAATCTAGAGGAGCCTGAAAAGTTCCTCAATGATAATGAAGATGATATCAAGGATGCCTTTTATACAGCAGCTTTGGACGCAATATTAACTCTTGCTGCTGAGGATCGAATGGAGGATGAAGATTATGACTCAGTAGGATTTGATGATTTTGATGATTTTGATGAGGAAGACTCTTTATTGCCCGATGATTCTGAAAAGGTCCACCACTTTTAGTTGGAGATAGTTAGATGATTACACACGTTGTTTCTCGCATTGGTACTTGGTCTACCCAGAAGTCTTATCTTAAGGCTCCTATTTATACTTGTAAGGCTTGTGATTGGACAGGGACTATTATTGAGTCCTGTGTGCATATTGCAGCTAATCAGATTGAAGTTATTGCGCCCCCAAAGATTAATCGTAGTACAATCAGTTAGTATTTGTCGCTAGGGCACTATATTACCTCCTGATATAGTGCCCTAGATAAAACTACTAAACTACAACTAGTTCCACCTTACCTATGTATGAGACTTATATAGTAAAAGTTTTGATGGATAGAGAATCCACAGCAGGTTCTCATCTTTATCCTGTAGTTTTTGTAAACCGTTTACAGTTTAGTAGGAGGAGCTAAATGAAACCTGAAGTTGGAATGCGGGTTAGATTAAATGCCCCAAACCCTTATGATTATGCGGAGCCTAGTAAGAATGGTGTTTTAGGTATTATAGAAAAGCCTGGTTTCAATTATGCTGGGGACCAAACATGGTTTGTTTTATGGGATGATTACCCAGACGCACACTATAATTACAGCCCCAGAGTCTTACAATTTTTGCGTGAGAAGTAGTGGCTATTCCTCAATGTGATCTGTATGTTACAGAGTCTTGGGAATTACAGAACAAGTGTTCTAGGGATGCTACACATGTAGTAGTTCTGCACAATATGCAGATAGGTGTATGGTCAGTACTGTATTGTGATGAGCACTTTTTGTGGGCTCAAAGAAATCAGCAAGAAAACATCCTAAATAAGTCAAAAGTAAATTGGATTCTACAAGATAAGGAAGGCGGGGAATAGGTGGCAGCCATTTAAGTATGCTCCAGCGTAACCGTCTTTCATAGTTGATGCTGTTACATAAAACAGTCTAAGAAAATTAATTAATAGTTTATAGGTAGCTATATATAGGAGGACTTATGATGCCCCATTTTCTAAAGAAATGTACAGCTACTAGGCGGGGAAAGGGGCTATATTATTTTATGCAGGGTTATGAACTGCCCAAGATAGTGTATAGAGTGTACAGTTTCTTGCAGCCAGTTAGGTGCCTATTCAACTACCATGATTTGTGGGGCAAGTATGGAACAACCTCTTGCCAATCTTGCCATAGGAAATACTACCATTCAACGGATATTATTCTCAAATATAGGTGGCGACCTTGGATGCGAAAGTTGGCTACTGAGTATGAGAATTATGCTAACTACAGTATAGAGGTTTTTGATTGTTTCTATAGCAGTGTAAAAGAGTGCTTTACTGAGGATGCCGAGTTTCCAAAGTGGCAAGAAGATATGTATAGTAGTTTTATTACTGAAATGCTAAAAATGTATAGAAAGGAGCAATAAAATGTCTAAGATGGTTCGTATTACGGTTACTTTTCCCCCGATGGTTTTTGAGATGGTCGATGAGTATGTTAGAGATAACATCGTAACTTCTAAGATTCCAATGGAGCAGTTTATTCTAAGTAAGGTTGCGTACTACCTTGTAGAAGCTGATGGAGAGGTTTTGGGTACCCGAACTAAGATTGAGTTTGGTCTTCGCGATACTATTACTGCTCAGGGATTTGGTTACAAGGAATTTGTTGATTTTAGTGAAGGCGACGAAGAGGATTATGAGGACGATATGGGTGGCATTAAGGTTACTCTTGGCCCTAAGGACATTACCCCGGACATTTACTAAAATGACCATTAACCTAGGTGATAGGGTAAAACTTAAAGAGGATTTATTCACCTATAAGGCTGGTACTGAAGGGGATATTGTAAGTTTACAATGCCCCTTCAGTATAAACCCTCTTAGTGACCCAAGACATGTATTCGGAAAAGGTTTGTATATTCATTTTGATGGGGTCCCAGAAGGATTTAGGGGGCAGTGTGTAGAGAAGAAATTCCTTTGGATAAAGAGAGGTTGATTATGGTACCAAAAGTTGGTATGAGTGTTAGACTTAAGAAATGTACTCATAGCGTTGATGGTCGCTATGCTGATCACAGTCTATCTATTGGATTAGTGGGGGTTATTTCTAGTTTAGATTACTACTTTAACAGCGAGGGTATAAGTGTGCAATTAGAAGGTTTCTTCGACATTAAGGGCTTTCGTTTAGATGAATTACAATTTCGGCGCGAAAATGTCTAAGAATACAATTCCAGTAGGTACCAGAGTAAGAATAAAGACTAGATACTCAGATAATGAGTATTGTAGAATCCCCAAATTTACTGAAGGAACTGTTGTTCCAACTGAATCCTATACTGAGAGGCTTAATGAAACTACTGTAGGAAATTTCCTATGTACTGTACAGTTTGATAATGGTGTAGTTGATAGCGTTTATCAATGGAGACTTCAGATTAAGAAAAGGTGTAAGTAATGCGTCCTTCTGAACTAAAAGATGGCGATAGAATTATAACTACAGGAGCGTCTGTATTTAACTCAGTTCCTGTGGGTATGGAAGGTACAGTTGATTCCCTAGTAACCTGTAATTGTTGTTCTGATAGAAATGGTTGTTTTCAAGCTATGACGGATTTTTCTAAAATGAACTCTTGTGTATTCTTTAGTGGCGCAAAAGTTAAGAGAGCTAAATGACACCCGAATTAGGTATGAAGGTAAGGCTTTCTTATCCTAATAAATTAAGACCTTATAGAAAATGTGTAGTAGGTAGTATAGGTACTATTACTGGATTTCTAGTAGATTACACTTCCCCAGGTTTTGAGTATCCTTGGCATAGGCAATGGCCTATTAGAGTAACTTGGGATAATAATGGATTATCTGGTTATTATTGCGCAAAAGAACTACAATTTAGGGGGCACCAAAGATGATAATTCCTAATGGAACAATAGTAAGAAATAAGCATACTCTGTATGGTAGGTACCCCCAATTAGAAGCACATACTAAAGGTGTAATAGTACAAAACTGTAAAGAGAAGCTTGGTCATGAACACACGAGGCAGGACTCTACAGTATTCTACTGGATTCAATCCGAAGGTTATTCGGAAATGATTGATCTTAGGGCAGATAGCCTAGAAAGATTGCGGGGAAGTTAAATGGAACCAAGGATTGGGGATAGGGTAAAAGTAAAAGGTGGTCTAGGTTATAATGAAAGCTACTGCCCTATAAATACAGAAGGTGTAATAGAGTCTTTTGGTTCTGCCCCAGGTTCTAACTTAGTCTACCTAAAAAAACCTGATGGTAAAATGTATGTACACTTTAAGCGTCATCTAGTTTTCAAGCCTAGTCGTGTTTCAGAATAGGTTCTGTTACTTAACAACACTGAGAATTTACAGTTAATAGTTTATAGGTATACTAATTAGGGCGCAATAATTACAGGAGGTTACAATGGTTCCAGAGGTAGGAATGAGGGTGAGAGTAAAGCCCTGTATACATAGCAGTAGTGGTCTGTACACAGACACTAGCTTAGTGGTAGGACTCTTGGGTAAGATTACTGAGATTAGTAGTGACTATTGGATGTCAAACCCTATTAGTGTTCTACTGGCTGGGTATACTGATAGTAAGACTTTTAATGCTAGAGAATTACAAGTTCAAAGAAATGGGGCAACAAATGCGTCCAAGTGATCTAAATGTAGATGATACTATTATCACTACTAAAAGACTTCCCTACATTACTTTAGAGACTGTACCTATAGGCTCTATTGGTACTGTTATGTATGTTCCTTGTAGAAGTGGCAGGTGGACTTTATTTGATGCTACTTTTGATAGTCTAAACACTGGTTCTAGTCCTACTTGTGTGGAATTTTCGGGCGCAAAAGTCAGAAAGAGGTAAATAGTAATACCTGCGAAGGAGCATGATGAAATACAGTGAATTAAGAGTAGGGGATACAGTAAGGATAAAAGAGGGCGTACTTATCAGAGAACGTATAGGTGTGTGTCCACTGTATAATGGGTCCATAGGCACTATTGTAAGATGCCCTAGTATGTATACTAACCATAGCAGGGCTCCTGTTATATATGTAAAATTTAGTGACCTACCTCATAATAATATCGCTGTATTTGTACATGATTTACAAATAAAGCATTAATCGTCTTTCAATAAATGCTCTGTTACTTAAGTCTAGTAAAGAAATACAGTTAATAAGATATAGGTAAGTAATACTTGCCCATTTTTGGGGCATCAATATTACAGGTAATAGTAAGGAGTGTAACTAAATGAAACCTAATGATAAGTATCTAGGTAGGAAAGTGAAAGTAAAGGAGGGCATATACTTCTCTTATTATGTTGCTAAGGGTATTGGTACAATTACATCTAGTAGTACTTCATTCTATAGTATTAGATTTGATTCCGATGGAACGCGTGGTATCTTCGACCCATCGGAATTACTCTTACTAAAGGAGAATACCCCTTCTGAAGAGTAGCAAGGGTTTCTCTACTAAGTGTTCTATAGAGTTTCTAGAAAAGGGGGCAACAAAGATGTACATATTCTATATAAGAGAAAACACATAGAGAGTAAATACATTTGTTAGTATCTAACCTTTTTAGGTCATTAAGGTAGTTGTCGAGCTTAATTTACTTAATGTCAAGTTTACTTTACTTAATGTCAAAGATTCTTTACATTGGTAGTCAGGAGGGACAAATGGAAATCAAAATTGGGGACAAGATAAGAATCAAAGATACTTATTCTAAGGATTTTCTTCGAGGGCGTATAGGTACTGTTAGTGAGATACCTTGTAATATTGGTGGTTGGGGAATACGACCACACTTTCTTGCGGCGACTTTTGAGGAACCTGTAGGAAGTGCATATCTCTATAGATGGTGTTTCTCTTCATATGACTTTCAAGTACTTAGGAGTAAATAATGCGCCCTGAAATTGGCATGACTGTTAGAGTTAAAGATACGTATGAGGTAACTTCAATGAGAGGTACTATAGGTATAATTGAAACTATTATTAGAAGGGACCCTAATCCTGTATATCATTATGCTGGTGTGAAATTTGCGCCCGAAATTACTGATTATATCTATCTTAGGTTACTACAGTATAAGGTGGATAATAATGCGTCCTTCTTAGCTTAGAGTTGGTGATAGGATTATTACTACTACTATTAGTGTTCATGAATCTTGCCCCGCAAATAAAGTAGGTACAGTTATGATGGTAGGTATATCTTGTGGATTTGAAGCAAGAATGGATCATGATAACGCTTGTTATTGTATTTCTTTTTCGGGCGCAAAAGTTATGAGGAGAAAGTCATAATGATAGGTGGTACTGTAAGAATAAAGGAAGATGTAAATATCCTAGATAGGATTGGTAGTAATTATGGGGGTGAATTAGTACCTAGTAGTATAGGGACTCTTACAGGTGTATCTGGTGGTAATAATAATTGGAAATATGTTTATGTACAATTCGCGCCTGAAATAAATGATGATAATCCTATACCCATATATACTGCTGACTTACAGATAAAACGCTAACCGTCTTTCATTTTGAATTCTGTTACATAGAGTAACTAAGAAAATGTAGTTAATAAGTTATGTACATGTATTATTTGCCCCCTTTTGGGGTATAGTTATACTAGGGAATTAGTTATAGGGATTTGCCGGGGGTTAGGTAGTAAGAATTTTGCACGGAGTCTTTAGACTCAATTACGCCTAGCCGTCTTTCATTTTGATTTCTGTTACTTGTAAAGTCTAAAGAAAGATAGTTAATAAGATATTTGTATGTTTATGATGCCCCCCTTTGGGGCATAGTTGTACTAGGATTATTGAATAGGGAATTGTCAGCCCATTTTGGGCGCGCAAAAGTCGTAACCGTCTTTCAAATAAAAGTCTGTTACTTACACTAACCAAAATAAATAAATGATTAGTATAATGCTAGCCGTCTTTCATTTGAGTTTCTGTTACGTTGCTGTTACCTAGAGATTAAAGATAAATGCAAGGATAAAGTTTTCTTTATGTCACTCCTTGCATATAGGTGATAATTCCCGGAGGGTACTGGGGCGCGGCGGAGCCGTCTCGTGGCCTACGGATCCGGCCGCCAGCGCGTAGTAACCAGCCACCGCGGGTTCATCTCGCCGGCAGACCACGTACACCTTGCACGTATCGGATCGATGAGCTTGCAGACCGTGGCGGCGCAACCACGTGGATTGGGCCTCAGAGACGCAATCGAAGGCGTCGGTCTGGTGCGTTGGCGCGAGCGGCTCGATCTGGCTGTAGCGGCCCACTACTCGTCGAGAACGCTTCGGCGGGCCAGGAACGCGGCCAGCCCCGGCATGGGCCGAGGGTAGGAGACGCCCAGAATCGTCCTGGGGCATTACAGCCGGTGGGGTGTCCGATCGGTGGATCGGCCGGCGGTACCGCTACATGACGACCGTAGGGCCACGCTACGGCGCGCATCCTGTCCAGACGCACGTACACCCAAAATCTCTGGATTCGGTCGCCTGGAGCGATTTTGGGCTGTACGCCTGCTACAGCTGGGAAGCCCGCCCAAAATCGCCTCAAAATAGGTATTGCATTCGGCGGAGTCTATGTGTATGTTTGTCCCAGTCGTTTCCGCGGTCCGCCGAAATGGTCGGCGCCGGATCGTATAGGCCCAGCGCACCTTAACAAGTCGAATAGCCCCCTACGCTTCGTCGGAATCAGTACCCGCGCGCGGTATAGGGCACTAGTCTAGAGTCTCAATTTTGGGCATAGGCTGGAGGAATCTCCTATGGCTATTCTCACTGGATCCTCTGACTTCCGGCTCTGTCCCCTCCGCGCTACCGCTGCTTCTCGCGCTGCTGGCATTGTTGCAAATGCCAAGGCAACGTCCTTCCGCGATGACGAAGGCAAGGTCGTCCGGCAGAACGCCGTCAACGTCGAAACAGGCAAGGCACCTCTAATCTCCATCCCGTTGACCCTGGCAGACTTGCGAGGAGTCAACCTCGCCGCTCGCACCATCATAGTGGAGGGTGGAACACGAGGAGCAAAGGTCAAGAGTATGACGCAAGATGACCTAGACGCCCTACTCGCCGCTATGGCCGTCTAGGACGCTACAGCGACCAGCGATCAGTAACCTCAGCCGATAGGATCGGCGCGCAACAATCAAACCCAGAAATCGCCCGTGCCCAGAATTGAGGCTCTAGACCCTACCTCAGCCCTTATAGCAGGAGGTTAGATCATGGACTCCACCTCACTACTGGACCGAATTTACGCGTCCGAACAGGACGCGCCAGATCGGCCTATGCATGGCCCCCATTGCCTCGACCATGTCACCCGGCTACCTGCATGCGGTACCCCCACTGCGCATGCGCGGGAGTACGAATTCGCTTGCTACCTAACAGCTGCCGAGATTAGCCTGATTGTCTCGGGTCTGTGGCTTGCCCAGGATAGGATGCACGCCGAGGCCCCGATAACGGCTCGCATCGCGGGCTCCTTAGCTGACAAGCTTGGATGCGTCCTCTCGCCCATCGAAACGAGGTAAATAATTCGGGGAGTTATACATTCCAAAGTGTATAACTCCCCCCCCATTATATATAAGTCGCCGGCTTAGTTTTTTTCATTCGGACGTCTGTTACTGTACACATTTACGAGGAAAGTATTTTCCAGTTTTTCTAAGGATTTTTTAGAAAACCAATCTGTAACTTTTCTGTTACCCAACCAGAACCCTACCGCAACCACACAAAGGACGCTTTGGTGTAGGATATATAGTATAGGAAGAGATTCTTCTGGTAGAAAAGGGGGCAATATAGATGCTAATAATTTCCTTCTTGTCTTTCGTTCTTGTATTCTCCGGAATGCTTATTGCTCCTGGTAGAAAAACCCCTTGACATTTATTCATAAGTGTGGTAGACTATACAAGTTCCTAAAGTTGGAGCAAGGAGGTCACCATAATGAATTTTACTGACAATACCCTTCTCATAGCAATACTAGTTGTATTGATAGTTGATCTAGTACTAACCCATTTCTGGCGCAGATAATGCTTGAACTACTGATCGTAGTTATTATTGTTATTCTTATCATAAATTACATACCTAGACGCTAAGGGTCTGGGTTACCTTCTGGCCCCCTTCACTGGGGGGTCAGTTTTTTTGTTTAAGGGACGCCAAAGAAAGTCCTTGACAGTGGGTCGTCCTTGTGTTATGTTGACACTAACAGGCGCTCAGGTTGGGCGCCGGGTCGTTAGACCTTGTATAGAGAGAGGAGTATATTATGGAGTTAAGTGACTGGGTAATCGGAACTATCACAGGGGCAGGATTTCTTTCAGCAGCTTTAATTTTCCTTGTCGCAAGTATTATTTTTGCTATAAGTGTTGGTCCAATTCTTTTTGTAGTCTCCCTAATTGGGTTTATAGCCTTCTTAGGTATTAGTGCTTTGATTGGACGATTTATTTAACATAACTTTATAGCGGTGGAGTAGCAAATGAATACTTTAGAAGACTTGTTTATGGTCTTAGAACGCGCCAAACATGCGGCAGTTGTTGCTTATGTTAATGATCATGGCCCAGGGATAGACACTATGTATTATCCGCCCCGTCGTACTGGTGAAGTTATGTTAAACTCCCTTACTGCTGCCGGGTATACCCTGACTCCTATTAGGGACACTAACTGGGATATTGAAAATTGCCCCGACTGTAGCTGCGGGGAATTACACTCCCCCGAAAGGAGTAACTAGTGGTATGGGCATCTGGTGAAGAAATATTTGATAAAGTTGCTGACGGCCTTATTGCCGCCAAAGCAAGTGACGATATTAAGCGAAGTGTCTTAGGTGATCTTATTGACGCGCTTGAAGCTGGTGATTGGGATACTGAATCTGAATCCCTTGATAGGTATTTAGATGATCCTATAATTGTTGAATTATTTAGGGCGCGCGGTATTGAACTTTGGGAGGACGAATGATTGAACATAATGGGGCGCATAAAAGAAAAACACCTTGTTGTAAAGATGAAGCAATAAGATACCTAAGAGGAACACTAAATGGTGGTCTAGCTTTGTGGGGCGAATTTCTTACTGCCTATAATAATGGGTATGCAGCAGGATTTAAAGATAAACAGTTTGATCTATCTGGGGGCGCTTTAAATAAAGACAGTATCTATAAAGTATTAAAGTGGCGCAACTGTTGGCAGCCAAATGAAGCAGACGATTTACTAATAGCTCTAACACAGGGAGTAGATAAGGTATCCAATGACTGAGATTAAATATGCTAAACCAATTAAAAAACTTATAGACCTAAAGATAGTTATTGATCCCCCCAGAAATTACTATGGTTGGTGGGGAATTTCTCAAACACAGGAAGACCGCGCAAAAGAGTTAGAGTCTTGGGCAAAGGAATTAGTCGATGAAGTATAATACTCCCCCAACAGGGGTACATAATCATGGGCCGCAAGAAGGTCCTGGTATATACTGTTCTGAATTTATTATTGGCGCATGTAAATTATATGAAAACAAGAGGATAGCTAATTTAATACTTGCCCTAGAACAAATTGCTGGTATGGATTACAGGGGTAATCATTCTGTAGAATCTAACATAGCTTGGGAAGCTCTAAGGAGAGATACTAATGACTAATATAGGAAATCCTAGATGGGCATTATGGAATTATGAAACAAGGGTATGGGATGAAATTCGCGCGGAGAATATTCCTGGGGAGTGGGTAGGTGGTCATCATTATGGTGTCTATGATAACCCAGAATTTGACGCAACAGATGGGGCTCATCCTGCTTGGTGGCGCGGAAATGATCATGGCTGGAATAAAGCCCAAGATAAAATAAAAGAACTAAAAGATAGGATAGTTGAATTAGAGAAAGAGGTAGAGGAACTCTTTAGTACAACTTACTGGGAAAAGCACAACGCCCACACAGAATAGTTAGCACAGTTAGAATAGAGTTAACATATAGTCCAAGGCCCGTTGGCCCTCGTTTTAAGAAAGGAGATTACAATGTATGATAACTACCCACCAGGAGTTACTGGTAGAGAGTATGAGATAGCTGGTCCAGATGATGAATTTGAAACGGATTATTTTTGCCCCGTTTGTGGTAGTACTCAGACTGGGTTCATGTTGACCTACAGTAACTTTAGTTGGTTCAATTGTGGGGAGTGTGACACGGATACAGATGTTAGTTATGAGGACGCTCTTCCAAGGAATAACCCTAGAGATAATTTTTATGTATAGTGACACATTGCTTGTTATAGTGGGTGCCATTATGTTTGTTACTGGAATTTCTGTAGGGATTATACTAGATAACCTAAGTAGTAAGTCCTAACTATGAACCAAGACTTATTTGAGTTATTTATTAGTGGGGATGAAGATAAGAATCCTACAAGAGTTGTCAATGTTACGCCCGATATTTTTATATGTAACATATGCCATGACTGGTTAGGTACAGAAGTTGATGCCTTAGAGCATGAAGTTTTACACCCCCAGGAACATTGTTATTTCTGTAATAGAGCAATCTATCTTTTAGAACTTACTGACAACCCCCTTACTGGTCCTAAGGAACAAAGTGTAACTATATGTTCAGTCTGTTATAGAAACGCTCTTGAAACCCCTAAGACATTTTCTTATAGATTGCACCACTTTTGGGAGCGCATTAAAAGGTTAGTCAAACTCGACTAATTGTAAGGAAAGTAGTCATAATTGACTACTAATGTATAGTAAACTACTACTAAATATAATGAAAGTGAGGGAAAATGTATAAGCTAAATCATACTACAATGGACAAGGTAAGGAGGGAGCATACACAATATGGGTGTACCTTGAAGGATTGTACAGCCTTACAGCTTTTAGGGCACATAGAGTATATGGAAACATCTGTTACTATTACTCTTATGAATACTAAGGTTGCTTTGGATGCTAATAATATGCCCCATTTTGAAATTGATGCAACACTAAGGAGTTTGAGAGACTAATGTATGATGAGTTTGATGATAATTTTGAGTTGATTTATGAGTTTACCCAATGGCTACAAAAGAGGTCTATGGGTGATGATGTAAGTTATGATGACCTATTAGGAGCATGGCGAGAAACTATTATGGACTTCCTTATTGCCCGAGAAAAGGGTGACTAACTATGAAGTATGGTTACAAGCATTTAGTCTATGGGCATAAGGTAAGAGTAACTAGAAGGCACCAATCATTTCAAGGATATAACTTCCATCCAGACTGGAGCTTGGGTATAGCTCCTAAGTACTGGGTGTGGATAATAGCAATTAGTTTAGTTGCAGGTTTAATAAAAACACTACAAGCATAAAGGAGTTGAAATGGCAAAGGAACAGACATTCAGTGATATGGTTAAGTACAGCGAGAAGCTGGCTCAGTTGGTGAAGCCTTCTGAGTATGGCCTTCCTATCTCAGTTCATTACTTAGATAATGGGGCAGTCTTAGTTACTATCTTTAAGGGAATGAAGACCATCACCCGCGCCCTCTTTGAGGATGGTATCCTTGCTGGGGGTTCTTCTAAGTGTGCCTCTACAGACGTGTACAGCCGCAAGGTGGGGCAGGAAATCTCTAAGGCACGAACATACCAGGACTGGGCAATCAAGAAGGAAGAGCTTTGGATTTCCAGAGCTAAGCCAGTTCCTGAGCCAGAACTTAGATTTTGGAATGATGGGGACTACAAGAGTTATGATTACAAGTTAGCTTTTGGTAAGGTTGCAGAAGCCTCTAAGAAAGCCTCCAACCGTTCCATGCCTCCTAAGTATCAGATAGACTATCAGAAGTAATAAGCATAGTAAAAGACCCTAAGCGAAATGCTTAGGGTCTTTCTATTTAACCTATATTTTTTTATTGTCTACTGTGTATCCAATATCAGTTTGCCAAGTATGCCCACATCTACAAGTCCAGCATACATGGTACCTATCTGACCATTCCCTAAACCTACAGTCCTTAGAGGGCGTTCTGTAGCCCTCATAGGAGTTATAGAAGGGGCTATGATACTTAGGAAGTGCTAAATAGCTATAAGTTCCACAAATACTACATTGATCAGTTGTCATTTCTGTTCTCCCCGCATTTGTGCCCTGACCACAAAACCTCAGTTTTAAATAACCTCTGGCACTGCTCACACCTCCAACCATACCAGGGGGCGTCATTGAATCTGCCAGGATGCTCAGGTGTCAGTTCCCAATTGTAGGCACTACCGTCCGGCCTCACGATACCATTACAGATTGGGCAACGGGGTGGACGAACCCCCACTTTAGTTTCACCCACTATATGCCCTCTGGTCCTTCACAGCCATTTTTAGGAAGGTCTAGCTTACTGATTGTAGCTAGATCACTTTGTATCAACTGCCCCGAGTATCTTTCGTACATTCCCCCTGCGTTATCATACATAGGTACGGCAACAGCCTGTGTATATATTGCCCGACAATTGGGGCAATAATTACATACAAGGGGTTCATTTAAATTACCACAAGGAATGATAGTAGTAAACCACCTATGTCTCCACTGTTGTTCTGGAGCCTTTTCCTCCGCGCCCTTAATAAACTCCTCTGGTGTTATTGCCATCTAAAGCTCCTCTCCAAATAACTTATGTCTTAGTTGATTTTCTAAACCTGTAAGGACCTCTGGGTTGTTACGCAGATATTCCTTACTTTGCTCCCTACCCTGGCCTACTCGTGTCTCACCATAGCTGTACCAGGCTCCTGCCTTATCTACTAACTTATGCTCTACAGCTATATCAAGAATATCCCCTTCGCGCGAAATTCCTTCACCGAAAGTGATATCAAACTCAGCAACTCTAAAGGGAGGGGCAACTTTATTCTTGACTACCTTTACCTTAGAACGTATGCCACTAGAAGAGTCTCCTACTAGGAGTGTTTCAATTTTTCGCACATCTAACCGAACACTAGCATAGTACTTAAGAGCTTTCCCCCCGGAAACAATTTCTGGATTTCCCCGGGTAAAACCAATCTTTTCTCTAAGTTGATTAGTAAAGATTAAGGCAGTATTAGTTCTATTGACTGCTCCTGCTAACTTTCTAAGAGCTTGACTCATAAGACGAGCCTGAACACCTACATAGGAATCCCCAATCTCCCCCTCAATCTCAGCCTTGGGTAAAAGTGCGGCAACAGAGTCAACAATTACACAAGTAATAGCTCCAGAGTTAATAAGATGCTCTGCTATTTGTAAAGCTTGTTCTCCTGTATCCGGCTGGCTGATGTACATTTCATCTATATCTAATCCGCACGCTTTTGCGTACGCAGGGTCTAATGTTTGCTCTACATCTATGTAAGCAACTTTTCCCCCCGCCTTCTGTGCCTCTGCTAGAATATGTTGACAGAGGGTACTCTTACCAGCCGATTCAGACCCATAAATTTCCGTTATTCTACCTCTAGGAATTCCCCCGACACCCAATGCGGCATCAAGAGCCAAAGAACCCGTAGGTATAACATCTACAGACTGCCTTTCCATAGACCCAAAGCGCATAATAGAGCCCATACCAAACTGCTTCTCAATCTGAGAAATGGCCGCATCAATAGCTGATTGATTATTTATAGGGGTATTTTTCTTAACCATAAGTCTCCTTTAAATTCTTACCCAGTTTACACTGGTTTGAAATGTTTCTATACTACTTCCACCAGAATAGGATATACCCGACCTAAGAGCCCCAGCATACCTAGCAACTAAGTCTGTTACAGATTCTCCTATATCTAGATACTTGATAGTACCTTCAGGTGCATCATTATGTACTGTACCATGCATGATTTCTTGGACATACCTAGAGGCCATACCTGCATATAGCTTCTTTAAAAATCCCCCCTCAATAGTTACATAAGGTGCAGCACTTTCTGGACAGGCAGCAAAAACCTTACCCGCCATAACTGAATGGGCTCCAGCACCAATGGCTTTAACGAAATCAGCAGGTTCTCTTATCCCTCCATCACTAATAACAGGAACTTCAAATTCAGAAGAAATTCTTTTGAATTTTAGTAATGCCGAAAATTGCTTTTCAGTAGCTCCCGCAACATTCTTAGTTTCACAGGCAAAACCTTGTGCAATTCCTACTTTTATAGCATCTGCCCATTTGTAGGACTCATAAAGAATCCCAGGATTGGTAGAGTTTCCAACAACAATTTTAGTTGATGGGCTAAAAGCTTTTAGAGTTTTACCAAAAGCCATAACATACTCAGAGTAGCCATGAGCTACATCAATCACAATAATTGAGGCACCCGCCCTAATTAGATTTTTAGCTAGCTCTAGTTGGCCCTCCCTGATACCTACAGACGTAGCAACAGTCTCACATACCTTCTTTAAGGATATTACCTGATCCTTCTGTTCTTCAGAGTTTCCTGTTCGTGGTAAAATTCCTAGGCATCCCAAAGAATCTAAAATAGAGCAAAAATGTGGGTTTGTAACAGTAGTCATATTAGAGGAAATAAGTGGAATTTGTAATTTAAGACCCCTAATAATCTCAGAACTAATATCAATCTCTGAACGAGATTTTATAGTTGCCTTATTTTCAGAGATAGCTATATCTTCAAAGCCTAAACTAAGGGGTATGGTACTAGACTCATCTTTAAGTGTGTAATTATTAGTAGTTTTATCAAAGTAAATATTCCCTAGACTAACCTGTTGAAAGGCTAGGGACTCTAGTTGAGTATGTAGTTTGTTATGCTCTTCTGGGGAGTTTATAATAACTAAATTATCTTTAGAGTTATTTCTCTTATTGCCATCTATATGGTGTACTTGCTTACCATCCATTTGTGATAGTCCTAATAGTAATCTATGTTCAGGTGTATATTTTTTAGTTACCTCATCCCATACTAAAACATACCCCGCTGTAGTAAGTTTTCGTTTAAGGAGTCTAGGGTTTTCTAGATTTCCAAAATTTTTAGGTTTACCAGTAGTCCTTTCTGATATCTTTGCTCTTACTTCTGGTCTTTTAGAAACATTATTATCCCCAGAGTTTAACTTCATGGCACATGTGTAACATAGAGTTATGCCCCCTCTTCTAGAACTTGTTTTAAGTACATCTTGCCAACTTACAATTGAAACTTCCCCACAGGAATCACAAGTTCTTTCAACTTTCTTTGTACTATACTTAGGTAGTGTAGAAGTATCTCTACCGTCCACCGTTTTAGGGGCTATGGTCATAAAATCTCCTTATTTTTGGGAAGATGGCCACTTACTCGTTCGGCCACCTAAACTCTCGGCTCCGTGGTTCCTGGCCCTATTGTGGGGCAAATCTGAAAGCCACCCAACGCCTATATTTTTACGCTTGCAATCAAGGTGCTGTGCTTCAAGCATAACTCTGTCAGAGTACCACAAACCACTAGTAGTGTCAACCCCTAATCTGCAAAGGATTCTGGCTCTTGACTTTTGCCCCCACCTGTGGGCACTATGTCACAATCGAAAGATTGGCACTTGCAACAGACCCAGACCTTGACCGTCTGCTTGGTCTTCTTGACGGTGCGAGTTCCTAGTCGGATAGGACTTCCACAGCAAGCACTTCTAAATCCATAATCAAGCATTAGTAACCTCCTTAGTATTATTTGCGCCATTCTCTGGCAGCGACGAAAGAGAGAGAGAACGAACAGCATAATACTACCACAAACATCCCCAAAAGTAAAGAACTTTTTAAATTTCAGGGCTTCAGCCCTAAGTTAGCGTAGTTAATAGCTTTAGCTATTAACGTAGCTAACTTCGTTCTTACTAAGCTAAGTACGTTAAGTACTTAGCTAGTAACAGAGCTAGTACTGTACCAACTGAGCAGTTACTGATCATACTGTCCGATAGCATTAATCTACGCCCGCATGCGAGTAGCACACTCTTGGGTCAAAGTCAATAGGTACTAGGATAAGAAACCTTCACAATACAGGACAGTAGTTTTGTGGTACAATGATGCCCTAAAGGGAGGACCTGAGGCAGTTAGATAGTTACCACTTATAAAGGAGAGATATGTTAGGCGAGAGAATTATTGACTACTATGTTCTTGTTTACGATCCGAGTCATGTAAGAGCAGTAGGAGGTGGCTATGTACCAGAACAAATATTGGTGGCGGAAAAGGTACTTGAACGATCTCTGACTCAGGATGAGGATGTTAGGCATATTGATGGTGATACAAAAAATAATGCGCCAGAAAATTTGGAGGTAGTGTCAACTAATTCTGGATTTAGGGTTATTGCTTTAGTAGATAACTATGTATCTAAACCAAGACGAATTACTACTAAGACATTTATACCTTGTAAATTTCAAAGAAAATGCTGGAAGGAAATAAGACAACCTAAGGCAAGAAAACTAAAGTGTTATCTTCCTTATATTTGTTCGTACCAAGAAGGCGCTGATGTGATTGAATGTCCCCTTTATTGGGATTTCTTAAATTCGGCGCAAGAAACAGATAAAATTAAGGAGATTGATGCTTAGTGCTTAAGGGTATTAAATTACAAGAAGTATTTACACCAAAAGAAGGACTTCCTAGTACAATTTTTTCTGAGAGGCACGCCATTCACCCAACAGAAACTTGGGAAGAGGGCGCAAGAAGAGTTTCCAGACATGTATCTGCTGCCGAGTTAGGGGAGATACGATCTAAATTCGAAGAACTTTTTTATCAGGAAATTGTAACTAATAGATTTAATCCTGGTGGAAGAATTTGGTATGGTGCGGGTAGAACTAGGGCTCACGCTATCAACTGTTATGGACTCTCCATGCCGGGGGACTCTAGGGAGGGATGGGGTAAGGCTATTTCAGATGTTATAGTTGTTTCTGGTATGGGTGGCGGAATTGGTATGAATATGTCAAGTATCAGGCCCAGAGGTTCCAAGATTAATGGAACTGGGGGAATAGCTACTGGTGCTGTAAGTCTTATGCAGATGATTGATCGTGTTGGGGATGTGCTTGTATCAGGAGGGGGCCGTCGTTTGGCTTTGCTACTGGCGCTCAATATTACACATCCAGATATGCCTGAGTTTCTTGATATAAAGTTAGATAAGAAAGAACTTACTAATGCTAATATATCCCTTATCATTGATAAGAAAATGCCCGCAGTTAAGTGGGTTCGCGCAGTAAAGGAGGGTAAGGACTATGATCTTACCTGGCATAACACTATTGCCACAAAAGTAAATGCTAAGAGTATCTGGGAAAAGATCGTTCAAAATGCTTGGAATAGTGGTGAGCCAGGAATTCTAAATCTGGACCTCTCTAATAAAGAGAATAATATTCATTATTACAAACCAATAATCATTTGCAACGCATGCAGCGAGCAGCCCCTGGAGGGAGGCGGCGCGTGTTGCTTAGGGTCTTTGGTTCTTCCTAGATTTATATCTAATGGTACATTGGACTGGGATCAACTTAGGGCAACAATAAAAGTAGCAGTTAGATTTTTGGATGATGTTCTAGACACCACAGAATACCCATTGCCCGAAATTAGAGAAAATGTTCTTAATGTTAGGCGTATAGGTTTGGGTATTATGGGTCTTCATACATTATTACTAGAACTAGGTTACAAGTACTCCTCTGAGTCTGCACATAAGTTTATTGATGAACTATTTCACTTTATTAAGATTGCTTCTTATGAAGCCTCTATTGAGTTAGCCAAAGAGAAGGGAGCTTTCCCTGTTTATGCGGATGAGTTCTTAGAGTCTGGTTTTGTAAGAAGGGCAATTCCTCAAAAGTTACAGATGAAGATTAGGAAGTTTGGTATAAGGAATGCTGCGCTCAATACGGTTGCACCTACTGGCAGCACATCGCTTATTTCAAACGTTTCTTCTGGATTAGAACCTATCTTTGCTCCTGCCTATTGGAGACGCTTTTATCGTCCTACTGAGGATGGTTCAAGGAAGTTAGACAAGGAACTAGTAGTTGACCCTATATGGAACACTATTGAGGATAAGTCCTTACTTGAAGGGGCATATGATATCTCCCCCGAAAATCATCTAGAGGTACAGAGGGTCGTTCAGAAGCATATTGATTCAGCCATAGCAAAAACAACAAACCTACCTCAGAATTATCCTATTGACAACCTGAGTGATCTGTGGTTAGAATACCTGCCCTATGTGAAGGGGACAACCTTCTATCGCGCCGGAAGTCGTGGTGAGGAACCTTTGGAAGCCATTCCTCTTGATCAGGTTGAAAAGCTAGTCAAGAAGAATAAGGGCGCATTAGATGGTACAATAGCTGAAAGTTCTATCATGGGTTGTCCAGACGGGATGTGCGATGTTGCCCATAAACCCATAATTGAAGTAAAGGAGTAGGAATGTTAAAGGTTTATTTAGCTGGACCAATAGCTGGTAAAAGTTGGGAAGAGGCTACTGGGTGGCGCAATTGGTTTGGTAGTAAGTTTGACAATATTGAATTCCTTTCCCCTCTTAGGGGTAAGGAGTATTTGGAGAAAGAGACAAGTATACAAGGCTCTTATGAGGATAAGGTTCTATCCTCTGCTAGAGGGTTAACCACAAGAGATAGGTGGGACTGCGTTAGAGCAGATGTAGTCATAGTTAATTTTCTTGGCGCGGAAAAGGTATCTATTGGAACTGTAATGGAAATTGCTTGGGCTGACTTAGGTAGAAAGCCTATCATACTTATTATGAGTGAGGATAGTATACATAATCACCCTATGATTAGGGAAAGCGTTGGTTATGTAGTTTCTTCCCTAGATGAAGCGGCTTATGTACTGGAACACTTAGCAGCCTAAAGGAGTTACTATGGCTAAGACTCTACTAGAGGTTTTGGGCGAAAATAACATAGAGTTGGTACCTTCTAGTGGTAGGCTTATGAAAACTAATTGCCCCCTCCACGAGGGTGATCACTCCCCATCATTTACTTATTATCCTAACGATACTTACTATTGTTTTGGATGTGAGAAATGGGGGGATGCTCTTAGGTTTCTTATGGATTTTAAGCATTGGACTAATGCGGAAGCTAGGGCTTACTTAGGTGAGGATTACAAAGAACCTAGGGCAGATAAGAGTATGGTTATAAAGGTTTCTAATCCCTCCAAAACTTGGCCCTTTTTGTATAGTGTAGCAGATCAGTACCACAAATTTCTACTAAAAACCCCAGGGGCACTAAGTTATTTTCATGGAAGGGGGTTAACGGATGAAACAATCTCTAAATACAAATTAGGGTATACAGACGGTAATGTTCTCAGCTTTCAGATGGCAGAGGATTACATACTAGGTATTGAGATAGGCTTAATAACTAAAGATGGGCGCGAATGTTTATCCCATAGAGTTACAATACCTAATTTACTAGATAGGAAACAAGCTGACTTTCTCATAGGTAGAACAGTTGTAAATGACCACGTGAAATATTTAGGGGTCAGGGCTCCTAAACCAGTTATGGGTTTTTATGAGGTTAGGACTGCTTCAACTATTATGGTAGTTGAGGGTCAGATAGACCGGATGCTTCTACTCCAATGGGGTTACCCTGCGGTATGCTTAGGGGGAACCCATCTAACTAAGTACAACCGCTTGCTATTTGAAGGCAAGAGGATTATAATTGTCCCAGACAATGATCCACCAGGGATGAAGGCAGCTAAGAGTCTCAAAGAAGTGTTTGGGGACCGAGCTATGATTCTAGATTACTCTGAATTAGGGGTAAAGGATGTTGGGGAGTTATCTAGTTTTCCGGGGGCGCAAGATTTATTTGATACTATAGTAAAGGAGCAAGTCGAGACTTGGACTACACATTTGTCGAATATTTCTAAGGAGTTATTTTGAGAAAAATACCTTTAACCCAAGGAAAAGAAGCACTAGTTGATGATGATTTATTTGAAACCCTTTCTGAGTACAAGTGGTATGCTACATCTGAGAAGCATAATAATACCTATGCTAGAAGTAAGAGGGTAGGATTTATGCATCACTTTGTTTGGGGAAAGAAGACGCTTTTAGATCACATAAATGGTAATGGTTTAGATAATAGGAGAGAAAATCTAAGGGGGTGTACACACATACAAAATATGTATAATAGAGCACCTATAAAGAATAGGGGGTCTTCCTTCAAAGGAGTTTCTTATGAAAAACTTCCAAATCTTACAAAACCCTGGAGGGCTAGGATTACTGTGAATGGGAAGATTATAAACTTGGGTGTATTTTATACAGAGTTAGAGGCTGCTAAAGCTTATAATGAGGCAGCAGTAATTTATTTTAAAGATTTTGCATACCTAAATAGTATAGAAGGAAACTGATGGACTATACGTTTGTAGAAGGTACTTTAGATGCCGTTTTAGAGCAATTTAATAAGTACAGTGTTGTTGGATTAGACTTGGAGACTTCGGGGCTTAATCCTATTGACTCTAGAATATTACTCTGTCAACTTGCCTTTGAAGGCGGTGACTGCTTTGTTATTGATGCCCGAAAAGTTGATCTTACTCCGCTGCTTCCTTACATGGAGAGTAAGAAGTGGGTAAAGATTATCCATCAGGCTAAATTTGAGTCCAAGTTCTTTTTACATTACTACAATACTAAAATCCTAGGTGTATTTGATACTCTTCTTGCTGAGAAGGTTCTTATTCCTGGGGGCAAGAGAAATGGTCTTGATGATGTTGCTCTAAAGTATACTGGTGTAGTATTAGATAAGTCTATACGTAAGAGTTTCCTTACCATGCGCCCCATGCAAGCCTTTACTGAGGAGCAGTTAGGGTACGCGGCAAAAGACTCCTACATTATGTTTGATATTAGAAATCAGCAAATGAAGTTACTTGAAGAGGCTGGACTTACACAGGTTGCTCAGTTAGAGTTTGATGTTGCTCCCGTTGTTGCTGAAATGGAACTTGCGGGTATTCCTATTATGCAGGAAAAATGGCGCAAGATTATTAGGGATTACCAAAATAAGTTTGATGCTTCAAGTCAGAAGATATTCTCATTAATCTTTGATGAGCATGATATGCCTGAACAAGTGGGTATGTTTGAAAGACAGCCTATGAATCTTAGAAGTCCTAAGCAACTCTTAGAGACTCTACAAAAGATAGGCATAGATATAACTACTACGGGGGAAACTGAGCTTTCTAAAGTAGATCATCCAGCAGCTAAGGAACTAATAAATTGGCGAGGGTACCAGAAGATTGTAGATACTTATGGTCTAAGCTTATTGGAGAAGATTCATCCTTTTACTGGGAGGCTTCACCCCGACTTCGACCAAGCTGGTACCGAGACAGGCAGATTTAGCTGTAGAGAACCTAACGTACAGCAAATTCCTGAGGAATTACGAGCGTGTGTAGGTGATCCTAATTACTCATTAATAATTTGTGACTACTCCCAAATAGAGTTGAGAGTGCTTGCCGAAATGAGCCAGGACCCAAATCTTATTAGTGCCTTTAATTCAGGGGATGACCTACATAAAGCGACAGCTTCTATGATGTTTAAAATTCCATTGGATAAGGTTACTAAGGCGCAAAGATACTTAAGTAAAACGCTTAACTTTGCCGTGGTGTACGGGGCTGGTGCCAAAAAGCTAATGGAGACTCTAAATGAGGCTGCTGAAACACCTAAGGATAGAATTACTATAACTAGAGCTAAGGAACTTCTTGAACTACATAAGAAAACCTATGCTATAGCTATTAGGTGGTTAGAGTCACAGGGATTGAGGGCTCTTAGAACAGGTTCTATTGAAACTATCTATGGTAGAAAAAGATATTTCAATCGCCCCAAGTTTATTGATCAAGAGTCTTATGATAAGCAAGTTGGGGCAATAAAGAGAGCGGGAGCCAATTCGCCTGTACAGGGGTCGAGTGCTGATATTACCAAGCTTGCTTTAATAGCAGTTTATGAAGAACTACATAATTATTTTGGTGGGGCACATATTATTCTTCAAGTACATGATGAGATTGTTGTAATTTCCCCCAAAAATCAAGCAGAGGAAATCAAGAAAATTATGGTGGATGCTATGGTAAGCACAGCAGAAACACTTATCAAGTCAGTACCTATTACTGTATCCTCTGATAT